GTTGAATTAGATGTTACCGGTGCGATTAAAGTATCGGGTAATGTTGACCTTGACGGTGGTGGATTTACCTTCAACGAATCTGGTGGATCACTAGATTTTAGAGCAGAAACAGATGAATTAACTCACGCTTTCTTTATTGATGGTTCTGCAAACAAAATAGGATTTGGAACATCCGGACCTACAAGTGGTTTTGTAAATATAGATCAAGCAAGTGCGACTGGAGCAATTGCAGTTTTAACATTAGATCAAGGTGACGCTGATGAAGAGTTTATACGATTTGATGGTACAAGTGCGGCAGACAGTACAGCAAGTGTATCTTCTTCTACAGACACCGATAGTTCAAAAGTAGGAGCAATACGTGTTAACATTAACGGTACTGATCGTTGGATTAGACTATATGAAACTGCTGTGTAAGTATGCCACTAACCAAACTACAAATAGCACCGGGTATAGATAAACAAAATACCGAATATGGTGCAGAGGGTAAATGGATTGATTGCGATAACGTTCGCTTTCGATATGGTTTACCAGAAAAGATTGGTGGTTGGACAAAAGTAACAAGTGATGCTCTCGTCGGCGCAACTCGAGCTATACTTACCTATTCTGCCTTAAATGGTGTTAAATACGCCATTTATGGTACGAATAAAAAACTCTATGCATACTCGGAAGAAAGTTATGCAGACATAACACCAACACGGTCTACAGGAACCGGAAACATTACAGACTTTTCAGTAACAAGTGGTTCTTCTACCGTTACGGTAACAGATACTAGTCACGGTGCATTGATCGGTGACTTTGTCACAATTGCTAGTGTAAGTGGCGCTGTAGGTGGAATTGCAGCAGCAGATTTACAAGGTGAGTTTGAAATACTTACAGTGCCGGATGCCGATACATACACCATCGAAGCTAAAGCAGCAGCAACATCAACAGCAAATGGATCAACAGCAAATGCAACGTATCAAGTAAATACGGGCGCGGCGGTCTCCTTATTTGGTTATGGTTGGGGTGCAGGTACATGGAGCACATCAGCATGGGACACATCAAGAGAAGGTCTAACAGGTGCGGAAGGCGTTTTACTACAATCATCAAAATGGGCACTTGATAACTGGGGTGAAGATGTATTATCACTACAATTTGATGGAGGCTTATTTTATTGGGACACATCGGCAGGACTGTCTAGTAACTTAGCTAGTACAACAAATGTATCAAATGCTCCTACTAAATCTAGATTTATGTTGGTATCGGGTGATGATAGACACGTTATTTGTTTTGGTACAGAGACCACTATAGGTACATCTTCTACACAAGATAATATGTTTCTTCGTTGGTCCTCTCAAGAGACAACAAATACATGGGCACCAACAGCGACAAATACAGCGGGTTCTTTTCGATTAACAGATGGAAACCAAATCAATACAGCCGTTAGATCAAGAGGTGCGGTGATGGTTTGGACAGATACAGCACTATATCAAATGCAGTTTATTGGTGCTCCTCTTACTTTTGGTTTTAAACAAATAGGTTCAAATTGTGGCGCAGTAGGTATTAACGCGGCTGTTGATGTATCGGGTACATCGTTCTGGATGAGTGATGATTCTTTCTTTATGTTTGATGGTTCGGTAAAAAAGATACCGTGTTCTGTGCAAGATCACGTATTTGATAATATCAATCCAAACGCAAAACAAGATGTATTCTGTGCAGCAAACTCTGACTTTAATGAAGTCATGTGGTTTTATCCTTCTGCTAACTCAACACAAATTGATAAAATGGTTGCCTATAACTATGCAGAAAATTTATGGTATGTTGGCACATTAGCAAGAAGTTCATGGGCTGATAGTGGTGTGTATGATAATCCATATGCAGCAGAATTTGATGCGGATGATACAACAGCAACAATCTCTACCATTACTGGACTTAAAGCAGGTCGTACTTTTGTATATATACACGAGTCGGGTGTTAATGATGATGGTGCCGCTATGGCAAATCACATTGAATCGGGCGATATTGATATTGCTGATGGTGATAACTTTATGTCCGTATCTAGATTTATACCAGACTTTAAAAATCAAACAGGCACTGTTGACGTTACCTTAAAAACAAGACCTTATCCTAGTGGTACACAAACAAGTCATGGTTCGTTTGATGTTGACACTTCTACAACAAAAGTTGATACAAGAATACGAGGCAGACAAGTGGCTGTACGTGTTTCAAGTGACGCTGTTGATGATAACTGGCGATATGGTACAATGAGACTAGATATTAAACCAGATGGAATGAGAGGCGGATAATGGCACTAGATCAATTAGTTGGTAGTACCACGCAAAATGGACCTATATTTCATGGTGGACTATTACAGCAACCCGGACCGGGAACAGATATTGGTGGTTTAGGAGGTCTTAGAAATAGGTTACGTGATCTTATTAGTGGACCGGGATATGGAGAACAATTACCTATGCCAATTGATGATAATAGGATTAGACCGGGTATTATAGATCAATTACCTTTCCCTCCGCGACGTGGACCTTTTCCAATAAGCCCACCAAATTATATTGGTTTACAACCACCGGTGCTAGGTATAGCACAACCAGCTATGCCAGACTACTCTGGTCAGTTTGAAAAGTTTGGAGAACAGTTAACAGGTTTTGGTGATCAAATGACCGGGTACCAAGATGCACTTGGAAGTTTCAATGAGCAAATGGGTGGTATGGGTAAACAGTTTGAAACAATAAATAATAGACTGGACAGTGTTGATAAAGGTTTAGGTAGCCTTGGTAATCAAATTGCTAGTTTTGAAAATATGCAAAAAGCACAGCCACAAGAAGTTATGCAACCACAAAGACCTGCGTTTAGTCCTTTTGGCTTTGGTGGCTTTGGTGGATTAGGCTCATTATTTGGAAGGAGATACTAATGGCAAAAATAGCAACAGCACGACTACCAGATGCAAAACCAGAATATTCTGCTGAGCAAATGGATACACTAATTCGTATACTAGAACAAATTATACAACAGTTGAACTTTGGTTATGAGAACGATTTAAAGAATGTAACAATGGCAAGAGCGTGGTTTATTGATGGCTGATTCATTTAAAAGTTTTTCTTTACAACCAGACAGCACTAGTAATGTAACAGCCTATACAGTGCCTACAGCAAATGTTGGAGCAAGCCCCCCTATTCTGCCGACAGTGGGAATTGTTAAAAGTATTGTTATTTCAAACATTAGTGGTGGTACTGTTAATGTAAAAGTAAGAATGCTAGACTCTAGTAATTCTAATTTAGAGATTTTATTACATGATGATAATTTAAGTCATCCAGAGGTAAAAGAAGTTTTAACACATCCTATTGTGTTAGAAGAAGCGGATCAAATAAAGGTCCAAGCGGATACCGCAGACGCTATTGAAATACTAGTCAGTGTACTAGAAATAACAAACACGTAGGAGACAACTATGAAAATGAAAAAGAAATCAAAAAAACTCGTAAGAAGAGGTGATGATAAACCTGTTAAAAAAATGATGGGTGGTGGCATGATGTACAAAGATGGTGGAACACCAAAGAAGAAAATGAAAAAGAAAAAACTAGCCGCTATGTATGGCGATCCTAAAAAAATAACTAGAGGCGATATTATTACTGCTGCTAAAATGAAAAAGAAAAAAGGTAAGAAGTAGTGGCTAAGCTTTGTGCAAGAGGGAAAGCAGCAGCAAAACGTAAGTTTGATGTTTATCCGTCAGCTTACGCAAACATGTACGCTTCTGCTGTTTGTTCTGGTAAGGTAACACCGGGCGGTAAAAAGAAAAAGAAGAAAATGGCTGGTGGTGGAGAAGTTTTAGACTTCAATAAAATATCACAAGACAGAAAAAGAATTTCTAGTTACGCTCAAGGTGGCATTGCAAAAGGCTGTGGTGCTATTATGCAAAAGAAACGTAAGAAGACAAAAAAATACTAATGGCTAAAAAAGGTCTAAGAGCTTGGGTCAAAGAAAAATGGGTAGACATTGGTGCACCCGACGGCAAAGGTGGTTATAAACCTTGTGGTCGAAGCAAAGGAGAAAAGCGTAAAGGCTATCCTAAATGTGTACCGTTAGCTAAAGCTAGATCCATGTCCAAGGGCCAAAAACGTTCTGCTGTAGCACGTAAGCGTGCAGCAGGGAACACTGGACCTAAACCAAAGAACGTCGCAACCTTTGCGAAGAAAAAGAAGAAGAGGGCATAATGGCTAAGACTCCAGCATGGCAACGTAAAGCAGGTAAAAGCAAATCGGGTGGATTAAACCGAAAAGGTGTTGCTTCTTATCGTGCCGCGAACCCCGGATCAAAGTTAAAGACCGCTGTTACAACAAAGCCTTCTAAGTTGAAGAAAGGCTCAAAAGCTGCTAAAAGACGTAAGTCATTTTGTGCACGAATGACAGGTATGAAAAAACGTTTAACAAGTGCAAAAACAGCTAGAGACCCGAATTCTAGGATAAATAAGTCTCTTAGAAAGTGGAATTGTTAATTAAGTATTGCAAAAGGATGGGAAAATGAGTATAAAAAAGGACGAAACCGTATTAGCTAGTAAGATAGCTCCAAATGTCTTACCGATTGAAACAGCAGTTACAGTCACTAATGCGCAAACAGGTATAGAATATGCTAGTGAAGATGAAGCACAAGCTGACGTGAAAAATCCTGCAACTTCAACAGAAGAAAAAGATATCAAACGCGATGTCGCTATAAAGGTGAATAGCCTAGACATATTCGGAGAGGTCATGAAGTAACATGCAGGGATTACAGTCACTAGATCAATTTAAAGATTTTGTATCATCTATTGGTGGTTTAGGCCGCTATGAAGATACATATATTGTGCATGCGGCTGAAGGCGAAACCGTTGTTCCAATGGAGGTTTTAGATAAAAACCCTTTATTGAAAAAACGGTTATTCAAAACAATGGTAGACATGGGTATCGAACCCGGCAGATACATTGTAGGTAACGAACTAAACTCAAAGAATCCTGTCACAGGACAACCAGAGTTCTTTCTCAAGAAAATTGTAGATAGAGTAAAAAAAGCAGCAGCAGATGTATCTGGCTATGCGGCACCTATTATTGGTGCGATGTATGGTCCAGCGGCCGGTGCTTTAACAGGGGGTATACTTGGTTCTTTTAAAAGAGAAAATCCCGGTGATCCAAGACAAGGTCTAAACATGGCACTACTAGGCGGTGGTTCTGGTGTTGCATCGAACTTACTTAGTGGTCAAGGTGCTTTTTTAGGAAAAGGTGCTAGAGGTGCTTATGGTATGGATACTTTTGATCCAATAAAAATTGGTAAAAGAATGTTAGGACAAGGTTTAGAGGGAGATTCAAAGGGTTTAGATTTTTTTAAAGATGGACCAGCAAAAACTTTTTTTAATAAAACTGATGATGTTCAAAAATCCAGCAGTCAAATATTAGAAGAAATAGTAAAAAATAATCCAAATGCAGATACTTCTACAATAAATATTTTATTAGAAGATCAACTTGAAAAAGCTGCTAAAGCAAAAAATAGTGTTCTTGGTGGTATGAGTATTATGGACGCTGCTAAATTATATGGATTAGGAACAGCAGGTTTGGGATTATTGATACAATTAACATCAGATGATCAAGACGTAGGATTACCGGCAGACACAATGCCAGAAGGTAATGTGTTAGAAGGAATAGTAAATCCAGTGTTTAAAAAAGCCGAAGGTGGCGTGATGGATTTACAAGACGGAGGAGAGTCCGTGGGACCCGGAACAGGGACCAGTGACTCAATTCCTGCAATGCTAAGCGACGGAGAATTTGTCATGACGGCTAAAGCAGTCAGAGGTGCGGGCGGAGGCGACCGTCGCGAGGGCGCAAGAAAAATGTACGAAGCAATGGATAAATTGGAGGCACAGGCATAATGGCTACATCAACAACGACTACATACCCAGTATTGCCAGACTATGCGAAGCAGCCAACTGCTGACATGGCGGCAACACTACAAGAATTATTAAAAAAACAAGTAAACGTTCCAGAACAACAAGTAGCAGGATTCTCCCCTACGCAATTAGGTGCGATGAATATGGCTATGCAAGGTATTGGCGCGTATCAACCTTTCTTAGATGCAGCGCAAGCTTCACAAGCCGCGGCTCTTGGAACAACAGGTGCTGGTGTACAAGCACTAGGACAAATGAATTTTGATCCAAGTAGAGCGCAAGCTTTTATGGATCCGTATCAACAATCAGTTACAAATGAAGCATTAAAAGAAATTGATAGACAAGCAGCAATGGCACAAAACCAGTTAGCTGGTAAGGCTGTACAAGCGGGTGCTTTTGGTGGTAGTAGATTTGGTTTACAACAATCAGAAACAGCACGTAATGCACAAGACTTAAAATCAAGACGTATCTTTGAGGACTTGTCTCGTAACTATCAACAAGCACAAGCAGCGGCGCAAGCAGCAAACACACAACGTATGCAACAAGCACAGCAGTTTGGTAATTTAGGTAAACAAACAAGTGGTATTGGTGGCATGATGGCTGGACTTGGTGCACAGACACAACAACTTGGTCAATCAGATATTAATCAACTGATGGGTATTGGTGGCATGCAACAACAACTTGCACAAAGAATGTTTGATGTAGACACTGCAAATGTAGCGGCAATGGAAAATGCACCGTTCCAAAGACTATCAGCAGGTGCAGGCATCTTAGGACAACTACTACCGGGTGGAGCAGGCACACAAGTAGTAGCACCATTTGCACAAACTAATCCATATGCACAAGCGGCAGGACTTCTTGCTACGGGTGCCGGTGGTCTTGGAGCATTGATAGGTTAATGTCAGTACTAGGTAGAAAATTATTTAACAGAGGCGGACAAGTCTCATCACGAGGTGTAGGTATTACATCTGGTTTAGTTCCTGTACAAAAATTTGAAAATGGTGGACTTGCAGAAAAATATAAAGAAAATTTACAAATGTTAAAAGAATTAAATATTTTTCCAGAAACAAAACCAGTAAGCAAGTTACAAGCTTTTAGTCCTGCTTTAATTAAATTAGGCGCAGGTCTTATGTCGGGTAGATCTTTTCAAGGTGGTTCTGGTGGTGGTTTGGACATTCTTGGTCAATCAGTAGAAGGTGCTGCTCCGGAAATACAACAAGCTACACAAACAATAATAGAAGATAAAGCAAAAGATCCAAATGCAGCGTTGAGAGAAACAGCGTTGTCACTTGCTTTAAAACAAGATGATAAAACAGAATTTTCTGATCCAACGGAAGTAACAATAAGATATGATGGTACAGAAGAAAATATTCCTGCTCTTCGCACATTTGATAAAAGTAATAATGCGTTTGTTTATCAAACAGCAACAGGAGATCCTATAGATCAAGAACAAACACCTTTTAAAGTTATTAGGGATACAGAAAAAACAAATTGGAATAATCCTACAGATGTAAAAGTATTATTAAATAATGGTGTTGAAACTAATGCTATTAGAACATTTAATCCAGAGGACAATGTTTTTTCATGGACTATACCGGGCAGTAAAATAAAATTAACACCGGGTAATTTTAAACAAGTAGATGATGGGTCTGAGGATAGTAAATGGACTGGAGCGACAAACGTTGAGTTAATTAAAAAAGGTGATGAGTCGGGTGCAACTGTTGATGCTGTTCGTGTTTTAGATGGTGATGGATTTAAATTTATTAATCCTGCTACCAATACAGCTTATGATATGAAAAATTTTGATATTTTAAAAGATGATTTAACAGAAACAAAAATAAAAGACACACTTGATGGAACGATTACATATAAGGGTAAGGAACAAAAAGCTGATTTTCAAGAAACTGAAGCTGGTATAAAAATTATAGACTTTAGACCAGATAGTCCTACTTTTGGTCAACCTATTAATATTAATAAAATTGAAGGTCTTACTGGATTTAATATAACGCCTAGAAAAGAAATATTATCTGTTGATGAACAATTAGAGTTAATGGCAGGTGAAAAAAATATTCAAGCACAAAGTGATGTTGCAAAAAACATAGCAGATCAAATAACAACTTCTGGGAACAAAGCTAATAGTGTTATTCAATCTACACAAAATTCATTAGCCTTATTAGACAAATCTGGTTCTGGAAGTTTAATAGAAGGGCGTGCTAGTTTTGTATCGTTATTAAAATTATTTAATGTTGATAAATCTTTTCCAGAAGAATTTAAAACAATGGAAGATTTTGTTTTACAAGGTGGTAATTTACCTGCTACACAAGTTTCTATTGCACTAGCAAAACAAGCAACGATTGGTCGAGCATTAGAATGGGATCAACAATTAAATAACACAGAGGTTGGTTTGTTAATTGATTCTGGTCCACAAGTAAGTTTAACAAAAGAAGGTCAACGATTACTATTTGAAACAAATTTATTTAATGCAGAGGTTAATAGGGATGCGTTAAATTTGTATAATGATTTAATATTAAATCAAAAGAAAACACAAGTACAAGCAGTTAAAGAAGTTAATGATTTTAAAAATCAAAAATACCGAGAATATGAAGAACAAACAAGTGATAGAATACAAGAAGTTTTAAATTACAAAAGTGTTCGTGATATAAGTTTTTTTGAACAACAAAAAGATATAGTAGTTAAAGGAGAAGGTGTTGATTTATCTAAAGCTTATGATGAAGGAAAATTAGTTTTTGCTGGTTATGCAGATTCAGATGGCATCTTTAGAGTAACAAAGAAAAATGGTGAAGTCATAGAGCAAAGAATTTTAAGAAAAGATTTACCCGTATATTTTTACTATCATACTGATGGTACTATTCATGCTCTAGAAGGTGGAGTAAATAAAGCAGGACAACAATAATGGCAGAATTAGATTTAGGTCAAGAAGATATTGTAGGAATTTTTCCAAAAGTATCTGAAAAAAAATTTAATGTTGACACAAGTGAAGTATTAGAAGAATCTTTAAAAGAAGACAAAGAAAGTAAACTACCTGCTTTTAATCCTTTTGGACCTTCTGTGTATGGTGAAAAATTAGAAAAAGCAAAAAAAGAAGTTGTTTCAAACAAAATGGATTTTGTTTCTGATATGATAGGAGAGCCAGTTGAAAACGTTGGATTTAATAATTACAAAGACGTCGCATTAACTTTTCAATTATCGCGTTCTAATTATTTTAAAAACAGACAAAAAAAGTTTTTAAATTATTATCCAAAAGGTGAGTATCAAAGAATAAATGTGGACTATGGTCAAGGATCTACAGATAAATTAGAGTTATTTAAATATGATAAAGATGATGAAGGTTGGAGAGTAGCTAATCCCTATGGACGTGATTTTGGTGAAATAGGTAGAGTTGCAGGAACTATTTTAGATGAAGCTTTTGCAACAGACATAGCAGCTTTAAATATTCCTAATGCATTAAAACGATCAAAGCATCCTATAATAAAAGGAACTGGATATGCTTTAGATTACATACCACCTACCGCAAGAGTGGCTATTGCAAACTTTCTTGGATTAAAAGGCAAAGAACTTAACGAGTTTTTATTAGGATACGGAGAAGATGAATATGATGTTAATAATTTTGCAGAAGTTGATTTATTTAAAACTTTTACAAGTTTAGATGATTATGCTAATGCATTATTGGCCGGTGGTATATATAAAGGCACCTCAGAATTTGCAAACTTTTTATTAAAAGGCAAACGTCCCGGTATGGCCGATATGGGAGAAGATATTATTAGAGCGGCGGAATCTCTTGATTTAGAACCTTTGGTATTTGCTCAACTTGCGGCCAATCCAATTGTAAGAAGAATATATTTTCAAGCAGGATTATTTGTACAAAGACCAGATTTAATACAAGAAGCTCAAGTAAAATCTTTGCAAGACGCTTTACAAAAGTTTGGTATAGGTAAAGGAGATAATCAATTAGATCTTGGTAAGCTTAAATTATTAAATGATCAGTTAGCTTTAAATATAGCTAATGATAGTAAATTAGTAAGCGGCGGTGTATTTTCTAGTTTAGATGAAGCCAACACATCTCTTCAAACAGCCATTAAAAATTGGAATAAAGTAACCTTAGATACTACTAAAACATACACTAATAAAGCTGTGCAAGCATTTAAAGATAGTGGAGAAGATGTTAGTATAAATTTAACTGGATTTAAAAATAATTTTTCTAGTAAGATGCAAGATTTTACTGAAAAATACCAGCCCAAAGACAAGATGATTGGTGGAGAGTATGGTGATGCTATGCCTCTTAAAGTTCCAAAAAAAACATATGGAGAAGTTCCAGAAGAACTAAACGGTATATTTAATACGATAAAAGATTTAGATAATACCATATCAAGTATTAAAGATGGTAATTTAGATAGTTTAAAAACTTTAATTAAGATGAGAGCTGATTTGCATAAATTAACTATGCATCCAGATGAAGGAGTTAATGCTGTTGCAACAGATTTACATGAGCAGCTAGTTAAAATATTAAAAGGTGATAGTAATTCTTTAGTATCTGGACCAAATGAATTTAGACATTGGTTAAATATATTAGATAATCATTCAGCAGGCGAAGAGTCTGTTAGATCTCTTGCTTTTATTAAAGATGCTCTTACAAAGGGCGGAGATCCAGATAAGTTTGTTTCTCAATTTATGAAAGCAGGTAATACAATAAAAGTATCTGCTCTTAAAAATATGTTAACAGAAGGAACAGAGGGTGCACAAAAAGAAGGTGCAGAGCAAGCATTTAATGTATTTAAAAATGCATGGATTACCAACACATTAAAAAATAAAAATGGTGTAGAAATATTAGATGACTTTTTAGTTAATGATAAAGAATCACTAAAAGTATTATTAGGTGATAACTTTGAAGCTGTTACTAAACAGATGAGAGAAATTATTTACAAACAAAACAAATTAGCCGATGGTATTGTTACACAAGCACAAAGAGGTAACTCAAAAGAATTTGCTGATAACCTAATTAATAAATCACAAGGTAAAGGTAAAATAGGATTAGAAAAAGAGTTTGATGAAATCATATCTGATTTAGGTGGTGTTGATTCAAACGGTGCGGATGTTGTTCGTTATCATGTTATAAATGGCATGTTGCAAAAAGCGCAAACAATTGTTGATAAAGCCGGTAAGAATGCTTTTAGTGATACAATTGACCCTAAAATTTTACGAAACGAAATTAGACAGCTACAACAAAACCCATACTTGATGAAGTTTTTTGATGAAAAACAAATAGAAGATTTACAAAACTTTAATTTGTATACTACGGCTGTAGCAGGTGGTAACGATGTTGGTGGTATGATAGCGGCAGGAGCTGAAGTTGCTGAGTTTGTTGATAAATTTAATGTAACAAAATTAGCATTTAGCTTATTAAAATATGATCTCGTATCAAGATTATTATCGAAAAAAGCAACAAGCTCTTTACTATCTGACTTAGATGCTAACAATGTTGTTAGTCCAAACAATTTAAGAATTATAAACGGAGCACTTGCTGAATTAGAAAAAGATGTATTAGGTCAAGTAACAGATGGTAATGCTGTTAATGATCAAGGTATATTATTTGAATTAAATGCAGATGATTTAGCAGGACCAGTGACAGGAGGAACTAGTGTTACAAGAGCACCAATAACAAATGTTGATGATGCAGTGAAAGAAATACCAATGGCTAATTTTAATCCGTCTCCGGTTAACTCTGCTTCACGTTTATCAGCGGCTAATATAGCAACACCGATCACGGACCCCGGACCAATGAACCCGAACACCATGGCAAGAGGCCAACAACTATTTGGTGGACCGGGTGAAATAACATTTGCCGCAGAGGGTGGTATCATGAACGCACGTAAACCAATACAGAGGGTAGCATAATGGTTGTTGTAATTGGAAGCGGAAGTAACGCATACACATATAATCCTAGTAATCCTAGTGATACGTCTAGACCTTCACCAAGTCAACAAAATCAATACAAAGAAATGGCTGACAGTATGAAGAAAGCTGGTATTAGAGGTGTAAGCGGAAGAACATTAGTTACAGATGATGATGAACGTGGATTTAATGTAGGGGAGAAAGCTAGAGAAATTCAAAAAAATTATTTAGAAGAAAGAGATCCGGTTGTTCGTACTCCTTATGAAGATACTTTATTTGATTTTGGTTTGGACCTAGACAACCTCTCGGGGGTAGTCAAGGAAACAGCAGGAGATCCAATAAGACAAAAAATTGTTTCAAATATATTAAAAGGTAAACCATCTAAAAAAACAGGAATATTTGGTATTGATTTTAATAATTTACAATTTCCTTCTTTACCCGGAATTGCTACTTTTGGAGCATCAGCGTTGGAAGGAATGAATGCAAACAGCGTTTTATTTAAAAAATTACTGGAAGGTTCAGAATTAGATTCTAGCGACAAAGTTGCACTTGTTACGTTAACAAAGAATACTTATCCGGCTGATGTAATTATTGAATATGCAAAAAAGAACGAACTATCAAATGATGAATTATCTAACATATTTAAGAACTATAATGAAGAGTATGGAAAAATAGATGAAAGAGTAGACGACGAAGAGGATAATATTAGTGATTACATTGACAGAATGAACAATATGAGTTTCGGTGAAACTGTAGGAACGATGTATGGTGATTTAACAGGGCAAAGAGATATACCAGAGGGTATAACTACACTAGAAAACATAACCGATAATTTAGGATCAGAGGGATTAGCTTATTTAAAACTTACAGATCCAAAAACTTTTTACAAACTTAGACCAGCACAAACAAGTGAACAAATGAGAGACCTTGCTAACGTTGCTATGCCAACAGGAAATTCACCAGAGGATAGACGTTTTGCGGCACAAATAATGGAAGCTAGAGAATTGGCGGCTAGAAGCAAAGAATCACAGGACCGTGCATCGGGTATCATGACAGCATCATCAGCTCCACCTGTTGCTGGTATACCAGATTCTGGAGGTGTCGTTACTCCTAGACCCGGACCAATACCACCAGAAAACCCTATTTTAAATCCAGTTATGTCACAAAGAGATCCTTTTAATCTTGCACAATTCTATGCAAGTTTACCTCAATATACACAACAAGGTGTTATGAGTCCTAGTCTTATGCAGTATTACAGAAACTTAGGATTGTTTCCGAGAGCATAATGGCTGAGTGGGAAAAAGAAATAGCTGAATTAAAGACGGATATAAAATACATTCGTGAAGATATAGGTATTATGCAAAAGCAAGTGCGCGATTTAAACAAACACACGAACATGGGACTTGGAGGAATAAAAGTTTTATTATTGGTAGGCGCCGTTATTGGCTCTATATGGACAATTATGAAGATTATGAGTGGTCTTAAATAGTGCGAATATTATTAATAATATGTTTACTGTTTGTTACTACAGCGGCTTACGGCGCAGATACTAACACGGTATCTAGTACGGTAGTGACCAATAATACACCACCTACAGCCAATGCACCAAGTGTCGTGGTCAACAATTCAGACATCTGTAAAACAGCGGCGTCAACTGCCGTGCAGACACAAATATTAGGTTTGGCGACCGGTGTAACCATCACGGATGAAAACTGTGAAAGGATAAAATTGTCACGGTCATTATATTCGATGGGCATGAAAGTTGCCGCGGTATCAACATTATGTGCTGATTACCGTATTTTTGATAGTATGTGGATGGCAGGGACGTACTGTCCATATATGGGAGCTATCGGTGAAGAAGCAAGGGAAGGTTGGGAACAAAACCCGGACCTCGTGCCAAAAGGAAGCAGAGTATTTGGTAAGATAGAGTTAACACAAGAAGATGTAAAGGAAATAAATAATGATCAATTTACAAAGTTTGTTATTGCGGCTATGGCTATGTATACCGGCGTTACTGTTCTCGGTATTCCTTTCATTTTCTAGTCAAGCGGTAGACTGTTCTACAGATACAGTTGGACTATGTACTCCTACTATTGAAGATATCATAGACGAAACCATTACAGAAACCATTGAGTATGAAGCTGATGGCTATACGGTAATAACAACGACTGAAACGACAACAACGACAACGACTGTCACTAATGAAGACAGTGGTGATATTCTTGACGGCGACAATGGCTATGTTGGCTCAAGTCAAGAAGGTGACATGGATTCGGATTGGGGCGGTCAAGGCCCTGCTAGTATGCCATCTGGCACAGGATGTGGACAGTTAGGCACGGACAAATGTGCTTCTATAACAGGTAGTGGTAGTATTACCTCCACCATGGGTGTTGACGGTATGGGTACAACCTTTATTAACACCGTGGACATATCGGATCTTGATATAGAGTACGGCGGTAAAACTAACTATACAATTAAGGTAGACAAACAAGATGCGGAGGATCGTATCTACATGCACATTACCGGTAAGAATGGTAATACATCTGTCTTTAGCGGTACAGACATACTATCAGAATCTGGTGTAGCTAGTGGTTTTCAAGAGTATGCTGGTGGTTTTGATTTTAGTGGTAAAATTACAACACTTATTATTGAAATTGGTGGCCGTGATATAAACTTGGCTATCGGACCACTCTTTGATGATGTGACGGTAAACGTATTATACAACACAATCAATACAATCGTACAGCAATCTATCACCAGTGTAGAGATGTGGGTAGCCTACGGTGGTAGTACGGAGACAGAGGTTATAGATATTGTTGAGAATATATTTGAACACAATGATATTATAGAAGCACCAGACGGTGATATGTATTTTGAACCAGAGTTTGAAGAATCAGATATGGATGTATCATACGAAACTGTTGAGATAGAGATGGATTTTGAAATGGACTTCGAGATGGACTTTGAAATGGATATGCCAGAAATGGAGATTGATATGCCAGAAATGGAGATGGCAAGTGTTGAAATGGAGATGGAGATGGAAATGGACTTCGATATGGAGTTACCAGAACCCGATATGGAAATGCCAGAGATAGAAATGGATATGGATACAGAGATGCCAGAACCAGAAATGGACATGTCTGAACCAGAAATGGAACCAGAGATAGAGGTAGAACCAGAATCAACCACGGAACCCGAACCAGAAATGGAGGAACCAGTAAATGAAACAGAAACCGAAGCTGAGCCAGAACCTGCTGATGAGCCTGCTGACGAACCTAAAGAAGATATGGACAAAGAGCCAGAACCGGAGAAAGGCTCACCAGAGGCTGATGCAGATGAGGATCAACCAGAAGATATGGAAGAAACAGAGGATAAGGGTGAAGCCGAAGAGAAACCTGTAAAGAAACCAGAGTCTAAAAAAGAAAAAGCAGCTAAAAAAATAGTGAAAAAGATGGGAGATAAAGGTAGATATGACTCTCAAAATCAATTAAAAACACTTATTGTGATGCAAGTGTTGGGTAATACCAAGACCTTTTTTGACTCACAACAACAACTGAATGATAGGGCGGGCTTCTTTACAGATGAGAGTTTGCCAGACACAGTTATATCTGATAACAATATAGCTGGATATTTCTTGTTCGCAGGAAGTGACGGGCTAATGAACGAAATGGTGATGCAACAATGGCAGAAGTAGAAGTAGGCGGAATAAAATTTCGCGGTGGTAAAATATTTGTAATTTTAACAGCGCTAACTACAGCAGGTGGTGCTTTATGGGGTGGCTTTGAATTTTACAAAGACTATCTCAACATGAAAGATCAAATACAGGAATACGTCGCGCCGGACTTATCTGGATTTGATAAGAGATTAGATCTTACTAAAGAAGAGCTAACAAGTAAAACAGAGTTAATTCAAAATGAAGTTGAGATGATTACACAAGAAATGACCATGATGTTACAGGAAATTTCTTTGGTGTCTGATGTGGCAAACGAGTTGAAGAATGATCTTCGTCAAGACGTAAGACGTATAGAAACAATTGTCAATGATGTAGAACAACAAACAAAAGAAGACTCTAGAGATAATGCAAGAGATCTAAAAGAAACAATTAATTCTTTAGAAGATGACATGAAAAAATTAGAAGATAGACTCAAGCAAGCACAAAAAGAACTAGAAGAAAAGATGGATAAAAGAATTAAACTAGCATTAGAAAATCCTTTAGGAGCGATGTAGTGGAACCAGTAACAATAGCGTACATGATATTTGGTGCCCTTTGGGTAGCAGGCGCGATAACGTATTTATAGATTATGTCAAAAGAAGTTAGAGGAATACTAGCTACCGATCCCGGTTCTTTTTTATTAAAACTTTCTCCTGCCGATAGAGAAAGCATATTTAATATGGGATTAACTTTAGACCCTAATGAAAGATTAGCAGAAAAACTACCTATAGAAATAAACCTGCCGGGTGGAGGAAAGACGAAAGTAAATAAACCAAAAGAAAGAGAATATAAAGGTCAGACTAAAGAAGGTAAAGTTCAAACAATTTATAATACGCCTACTTTATTTAGTAGATTTTTAGATACTCCAATAGGACAAGCAGGATCTACAATTAGAACAAAATTTCTTGCAGCTTTAGGAAAACCAACAACCACTAAAAAAGATGTAACAGGAAAAGATAGATATTCAACAAGTTTAGAAAGAGAACATGGTTTGAGTAAAGTATCTATGGATGCTAAACTTCCTATTCCAAGTTATTATAAAGATGCTCAATACATTACCACAGGTGGTAGAAACGCTATGAAAAGAAATTATCAAACTATTATAGATAATGCCATAGCATCAAAAAATTCTTTAGTTGCTAAATTTAAAAATAAAGAAATGTCTAAAGGTAAATTTTTAGAACAAAAAAATGCAATTGATAATCAAATAAATTTAGTTTCAAGAGATTTAAGAAAACTAGGTTTAGTGGTTGTGTCAGTTAGCCCAAAAGGAAAAATAGAAAGTTTTGGTAAAGAAAAAAATTTAGTTCAATTAATTAATGATATACCTAAATCATATAAATTAAATGTAATTCCTGTATCAAAACAAAATAAAAGAACACTAGACGCTATAACTAAACCCATGGGTAAAAAAGATGGAGGAATCGTAGGAATCAGCCATTTAATACGACCTCTATAAAAATTTTCATCTCAAATTTAAGCGACACTGCACGAATTAGCACCTCCTAGGGTGATAGTACCTAAGAATTACTTTTCTTTACCAACGTGTAAAAAAACAGGGTTTATATTAAATTAGCCATTTTTTGAGTTCTTCACCTAGTACTTTTGTTGCTAAGTTGATTTTACCACGCAAATTCTTCACAATGAACTCATCTATGGTGCCATCCGATATCAAATCAATATACGTTACCTTTTTTGTTTGACTAATACGGTGTGCTCTGTCCTCTGACTGCAATCTAATTTCTAAATCGTAGCTGTTACTGTAATACACAACAGTGTTACTAGCAGTAAGAGTGAGACCATACCCTCCGGTTCTAGGATTACCGATGAAAAATCGTAAAGGGCTTTCTCTGTCTTGGAAGCGAGTAACAATATCTTGACGATCGCTATCAGCAGTATCACCAAAAAAAGCCGCCACACTGTCCTTTCCATATTTCTCTGAAAGTATGTTTGTAATTTCTTTAATATCATGACGGTATACCGCCCAAATAATAACCTTTCCATCTACTTCCTCCAATATGTTGAGTAGTTCGCTTATTCTATTATTCTTTAATGTTCTGACCTCACCATCATCGGTAGCTAAATGTCCACATGTAATTTGATGTAGTCTAATCATCTGTGCCAAGGCACTAGCCGCTGTAGTTTGTGAGCCTTCTAGCTCTGTCAACGCATGCTTTTTCATTTCCGTGTATGCTTTTACTTGCTCCGGGGACAACGGAACACTTCTTTTCATGTACACCTTATCTGGTAAATCCAAACAATCTTCTTTGAGTACCCGGTATGAGAAGCTATCTAGCTTAGAATTCAACTCATCTAGTCGTATATATCCTGTCACTAATTTAAAGCTATGACTACCGACGTTGCGGTCCACCATCATTGCGTAACGGTTCTTAAAAGTATAATAAGACGAGAAATCTAAATATAATGGATCGAGGAAATAGCACTGTGTATACAAATCTAATGGACTTTTCGTTACTGGCGACCCTGTCAATATCCGCCTATACTTTGCGTGATCGCGTAATTTCAATACATTTTTGGTTCGTGATGCTGTGGGAGATTTTATCGTCGTTGATTCATCAATTGCCATCAGTGTTTGATGTGCTAATAAAAATCGTTGAGCTATATCTAAACCTTTTTTTGTACTGAACGCTTCTATATTCATCAAGAATATAGTGAGTTCTTCACCGTGTCGAAATAGTTTCCTGTTTTCTTTATCTTGTTTCTTTGTTGTAGCAGGCGACCATGTCACCACATTGTACAACACATGCTCTGGCATATGCGTAGGTATTTCTTGACGCTCCCAGTTTCTATACACACCTTTTGGTGCAATGATTAGCGCCGCATTTATTTTACCTTTATCATAAAGCATAGCAATATTATCAACCAATACTTTAGATTTACCTGTGCCCATCTCCATGAACAAAGCAAAGTTTTGTTTGTTATAACTTGCACCTAACGCGTGTAATTGATGAGCGTATGGCTCTGTCTTAAACTTATAATCCATAATGTCGTCCTTCTTTAATTCTTATTTTGTAAATAACACTTGCAAAATGTTTTGTCAATGATATATGGAAAACAGAAGGAGAAAGAATGGTAGATAAATTTGGTGGTATGGTTGGTATCAATCACTTAACTCAACCTCTTGGTGAAGGTACAGTTTTTGTAGTTCAAGAGGTACCGGGTAGAAATATACTTAGTGCAGAAAAGTTTGGTAAATTAGAATTACTATTACCAGAAGGTTCTCAGTTGGTTTTGAGTACGGGTCCTACTGTGAAAAGATTAAATTATAAGCTAAGAAATTTTAGTGATGATGACTATCTTTTATTAATGGGTGATCCGTCTGCTATTGGTATTGCATGTGCTATAGCCGCCACACAAAATCGTGGTAAATTTAAATGCTTGAAGTGGGATAGGAGAGAATATAAATACTATCCGATTGAAGTTAACTTATATGAGAGAGGAGAAATTGATGAGTAACTTATTAGACGAAATGGAAAGTGATGTAACCATGCCAACGATCGGCGATAATTCTTTAAAAGAAATGGCTGATTTGTGCGCGGAACAAGCGTCACTAGAAGAAGAAATGAAACAATTAGAAGAGCAGTTAAAAGCAAAAGCAAAAGCGGCTCGTAAATTGTCACAAGAAATAATTCCGGCAAAAATGTCAGAATTAGGATTAGAAAGTTTGACACTAAAAGATGGTTCATCTGTAAAGGTGAAACAATTAGTACAGGCTTCTATTCCAGTAAGACATCGCGAAGAAGCGTTTCAGTGGCTTCGTGATAACGGACACGGCGACTTGATAAAAAATCAAGTATCTGCTACGTTCGGTAAAGGTGAGGATCAATCTGCAAATGAATTTATTGACAACATAAATTCACTAGGATATGAGCACACACAGAAGGTCTGGGTGGAACCCATGACTCTCAAAGCGTTTGTTAGAGAACAAATCATTGAGGGTACTGAGTTGCCGATGGACACTTTCGGAGTCTTTGTTGGCGCCGAAACTAAAATAAGTAAAAAGTAAAAAGGAGAAACATATGGCAAAAGCTAATGTTGTAAAAAAAGAAGAAAGTCAACTACCTGCACTAAGTCTGGATTTGATGGAAGGGGACGCACATAGCGGCCTTGAAAACATATCGCAAGATGACTTAGCGACACCAAGATTAAAAGTCTTGATGCAGTTATCACCAGAACTCGAAGAACTAGAAGGTGCAAAAGCCGGAATGATTTTTAATACAGTGACTAATGATCTGTATGATGGATCAAATGGTATTCGTGTTCTACCTTGTGCGTATCAACGTCAATACGTTGAGTGGGCTGACAGAGGACAGGGATCGGGTGCTCCGATAAATGTCTACGATGCTTCAAGTGACATACTTACAAAAACTACACGAGATGATAACAACAAAGATCGTTTAGAAAACGGAAACTATGTTGAGACGTGTGGCAACCACTATGTACTACTTGTAACTGAGGACGGGGATTCTACTCCGGCTTTGATTACAATGAAAGCTACACAGCTTAAAAAGAGTAGAAAGTGGAACTCTATGTTACTAAACTTAAAACTAAATGGTAAGAACGGATTGTTTACTCCACCATCTTATAGCCATTACTACCGCCTTAAAACTACCAAAGAAGGTAATGATAAGGGTAACTGGTATGGTTGGGAGATTAGTAGGGAGTCTCAACTTGAAGATGCTAACCTTTACAGTATCGCTAAAGCATTTGCTGAAAGCGTGAACAAAGGTGAAGTAAAAGTCAAGTATGAAGAAGAATCTTCTACTGAGGAGAAGACGCCATTTTAAATAACATGGGGCGGGCAACCGCCCCTTAATTGAAAGGAATACATTATGGAAGAAAGAATAAAGAAATTTAAAACTATATTCTATGGATTGGACCGTGCCTATGGTCAATATAAAAGTGATGGGCAACTAGTAAATGGTAAAGCAGGCGGACAAGCTTTCATAAAAAAAGCACCTGTTACAGATCAATTATGGATAGACCACATAGAGGGTAAAGATCCTAGTCTTGGTATCATACCAATACGTGATGATTCAAAATGCATATGGGGTTGTATAGATATAGATACATATCCATTAGATCATAAAAAAATTGTAAGAAAGATAAGAGAATTAGAATTACCAGTTGTTATGTGTAGATCAAAGAGTGGTGGTGCACATGTATTTTTATTTACAAAAGAACCTGTACAAGCTAAACTTATGCGTGATAAATTACAGGAGTGGGCAGGAGAATTAGGTTATGCAAATTGTGAAATATTTCCAAAACAAATTGAGATACAAGCAGATCGTGGAGACACTGGAAACTTTCTTAATCTTCCCTATCACGGTGGTGATGATTCTATGCGTCATGGCTATAGCGACGATGGTAATGCTAGTAGCCTTGATGATTTCTTCGCTTTATATGATCGTTATTGTACGACCGAAAAAAGTTTAAAAGAATTTAAAGTAAAAAGAAAGAATGATCTTGAATTAAAAGATGGACCACCTTGTCTATCTATATTAATGTCGCAAGGCATACCACCGGGTGGAAGAGATAACACATTGTACCAATACGCAGTATATGCAAAAAGAAAATGGCCGGAGGAATGGCAAGCAAAAATAGAAGAGTTTAATCATAAGTATATGGAAACACCATTACCGGCACAGCAAGTTGTTAAAACAATAAGACAGCATGAAAAAAAAGATTATCAATACAAATGTAAAGATCAACCTATGTGTGCAGTTTGTCAAAAAACAGAATGTAAAGGTAAACAGTATGGAGTTGGTGCTACAGAAATACAACATGATATTAGTGATTTAACAAAATATGAAAGTGATGAGTCAACTTGGTTTTTAAATATAGATGGTAGAAGATTAAAATTATCGACCGATCAATTGTATAATCAACACAAATTTAGACAAGCGTGTATGAATGCAATAAATTTCTACCCTAACATGATGAGACCGGCTGATTGGGACAGTAGAATGCAAATGTTAATGGAAACTGTTGTTGTTATACAGATGCCGCATGAGATTACAAAGACAGGTAGATTTGAAACTTTACTTGAACGTTTCTTAGAAGATCAAGGTTCAGCAGAACACATAGATGAAGTAGATATGGGTAAAGCATTGTTTCAAGAAAGAGAATACGAAGAAAAAGAAGGTAAAGTAAATAGGGACACTGCATATTTTAAATCAGAATGGTTACATAAGTTCTTGAAAAGAAATGATTTTAAAGATTTTACTGCTACAGAGATGTTGGCACATATTAGAAGTAAATTGAACGGCGGAGATGTAAGAAGAAAAATAAAAGGTAAGACAGCTTATCTTTGGTATGTACCTTGGATTAGAAAAAGCACTGATGAGTTTGATACTCCAGACATGAGTGAGGAGACACCTTTTTAATGAAAAGAATACATGTTAATATGCATAAGGTAAGAGCAAATAAAAAACATGGAACAAATGAACCTGTGATAACGATTAAAGAAGGTAAGAAAAATACCTATTGTCACGAGGTTTCTATTTTAGGTGAATCAAAAGTTGTTTATAGGCCAGAAAAACCATTGAGCTGTGGTGCTAAAGTATGGATTGAAACAGAAGCTGAGCTAAATATAAAATGAATAGAAATAGAAAATGTCAACATTGTGGTAAAGAATATATGCCTGTTCAAAAAACACAAAAATTTTGTGGATCAAAATGTAGAAGTGCCGGATATGTTTATCCGGGACCTAGAATTGTAAATTGTTTAACTTGTGGTGAACCTTTTCAAAAAATAAATGATAATCATAAATACTGTACACCATCTTGTAATTCTAACACTTATTTTTCTACATCTCGTGCAGATTTAAAATTAGTTACAATTCAACCTACGGTAGATCAAGATTGGCAAAAAAAATTTTATGAAAAAGCAAAAGAATTAAAAAAAAGAAAGGAACAAAAGAAAATAAGAGTAGAGGAATATCAAAGAAAAATACCATCTTCAAGAATAGGGGACATTGAAGAAATTTTTGTAACTTCATATTTTTTACAAAACCATTGGGAAGTGTTTAACAACGCGTCGGCGGTAGGGCCAGCAGATATGGTTATATGGAATAAATTTTCTGAAGAAGTGTATTTAGTTGATGTTAAAAGTAGCGAAGCAAGTGCAAGTTCTTTTACTGTATTACAAAAAGCTAAAAAAAATAATGTTAAAATTGGTTGGTTCAACAGAGATAAAAATAAATTTATCATGTATACTAATTATGATGGGAAAGATTTAAAATGGATAGAAATATAATATTTGGACCGCCGGGAACAGGTAAGACAACACACTTACTACGCATTGTAGAAAAAGAGTTGCGTGAAAACAATGTACCCCCACACAGGATCGCCTATCTTGCATTTACCAATCAAGCGGCAGATGAAGCATTGTCTCGTGCTATTGCACAATTAAGTTATGACTCAAAAGATTTCTCAAACTTCCGCACACTACACAGTTTAGCGTACAGAGAGTTACATTTAAAAGAAGAAAACATCATGAGTGATGAAGATTACAAAAGAGTATCTAATAAAACACAGATAAAATTAAGTAATCCAAATAACAACATAAAAAAATATGGTGCCGGTTTTCCCGATGATGTGTTCATGCAAATCATTGACGGTGCAAAGATACGAGGACTAACATCTGAAGCTTATTTTAATTATCCCGAAGTTGGAAACGTTGAGGGTGGTTTACGCAAGCTAAAATATATTGATAAGTCCTTGCATGATTACAAAATAGAAAGAAACAAATACGACATGACTGACATGATTGTAGACTTCAATAAAAAACATTATGACCTTATGCCAAACTTTGATGTGGTGATTGTAGATGAAGCACAAGACCTTAGTTGGTTACAATGGAAAATGGTAGAGCGTGTCCTTACAAAAGCAAAGCGTGTGTACATAGCCGGGGATGATGATCAAGCAATCTATCGTTGGGCGGGTGCAAGACCAGAGTTTTTGATGAATATGGACGGAACACGGACCATACTAAACAAGTCATATAGATTAGCAGAGTCTATTCATGCAAAAGCAAATAAGTTAATTAAGCGTGTGAAAGATAGAGTGGATAAAGAATGGACAGCGCGTGATGAAAAAGGTCAAGTAAATATACATCCGGTTGAGCAGTTACAAAAAATGAAAGAGGGAGAGTGGTTAGTATTAGCAAGAGATGGATACCGATTAGATAAACTAGAAGATCAATTAAAAACATATGGTTATTTTTATGAACGAGGAGATAAGACATCTATCAGTAAACTTGTACATCAAGCTATATTGGCATGGGAAGATATTCGCAGAGGAAAAGAATTAGATCTTAAAAGAGTTAAATCATTTTATAGTTACGTAAAAATAAATACAGGTGTTGATAAAAAATTTAAAGGAATGAAGAATGTAGATAAAGATAAAATGTTTACCTTTGATATGCTGAAAGAAAGCTACGGATTAAAATTAGATAAAGACTTACCTTGGTTTGAAGCATTAGAAAATATTGAACCTACCAAGAAGACGTATGTACGGATGTGTTTACGTCGTCAAGAAAACATTAGACGCGCACCACGGATCAAACTGTCCACGATACACGGATCAAAAGGTGGTGAGGCAGATAATGTAATGCTATTAACAGATTTAACTCGTAAGGCTGATGCTTCGTATTGGTCACAACGAGATGAAGAGCGACGTGTATTCTATGTGGGAATGACGCGTGCAAGAAACACTTTGAACATTGTGAGATCACAAACGGACAGAGAATTTACGGAGGCATTTTAATGATAGAAATAAATGTTACAGAAGAAATGATAGAAAGTTGTAGAGAAAAAGCCAGTGAAATAGGCAAACTAAAAAATTCTATTACAAAAGGTGAAGGAAATTTATCCGGCATTTTAGGAGAATACATAGTTCATCAACATCTACCTAATTCAATTTGGAAAAATACATATGATTATGATCTTATAGAAGATGGAAAAAGAATAGATGTAAAAACTAAAAGAAGTAAATATAAACCTCTTGAATTTTACGACGTAGCAATAGCTGAAACAAGTTTGCATCAAGAATGTGATGAATATATTTTTGTTACTATTTTAAATGATATGTCAAAAGCGTGGATTGTTGGGAGAATGAAACATAAAAAGTATTTTGAAAAAGCAAGACATATGAAGAAAGGGGATATTGATCCTAGCAATAATTTTACCGTGAAGGCAAATTGTTATAATCTACAAATAAAGGAGTTAGAAGAAATATGTTTACAATAGATACTGCATTGAAACAAGTCAGTGTAACAGAGAAACAAATACGCAAGATACGCGCACAATTACCAAAACTAAACCGTGAGAAAGTTGATCAAGAATTAAAAATATTATTACTTGATTTACAACTACTTACAAATGATTTAAGATCTATTAACAAAAAGGAGAAAGATGAAGACTAGAGAATATTTAGATACGGCGGCAAAGATTGTTACTGGTCAACGTCAACACGACTACGGTGATAAATATCAAAACCACGAAAACATCGCAAGGTTATGGAGTGGTTATTTAGATTATGAAATATCTGCACACGATGTAGCTATATGTATGCTACTTGTAAAAGTAGCACGATTAAAACACAGACCTACAAAAGATTGTTACATAGACATGGCGGGATATGCGGCGATTGCGGGTGAGATAAATGATAGGAAAGAAGATGACACAGATACCTCTATTTCAAACACCGAGTGAGTGGACACCACCAGAGACCGTTCCTAATCTATCCGAAGCAAAAGAAATAGCTGTTGACTTAGAGACATACGATCCAGACATTAAAACAAAAGGTCCGGGTTGGGCTATCAACAATGGCTACATAGCCGGTGTTGCTATTGCTGTAGAAGGTTGGAAAGGTTACTTCCCTATACGACATGAGGGTGGTGGTAACTTTGACGAGAATATACTCAAGCGTCAAGTACAAAAGATCATGGATTTACCATGTGATAAAGTATTTCATAACGCCGCTTACGATGTAGGGTGGTTACGTTGGTGGGGTGTAGAAGTAAAAGGTAAAATTATAGATACCTTGATTGCCGCGCCACTTATAGATGAAAACAGATTTAGATATTCATTAAATGAACTTGGTAAAGATTATCTCAAAGAAACAAAGTCAGAAGCTTTATTATACGAAGCCGCGAAGGAGTGGGGCGTTGATGCAAAAGCACAGATGTATAAACTTCCGGCAATGTATGTTGGTCCTTATGCAGAACAAGATGCAGACTTAACATTAAGATTATGGCAGTATTTTAAAGTAGAAATAATTAAGCAAGAGTTATCAAGTATATTTGATTTAGAGACACGACTCTTTCCATGTCTATTAGATATGAAATCAAAAGGGGTACGTGTTGATTTAGATAAAGCAGATAGAATAAAAAAAGATTTACAGAAAAAAGAAACAACATTACTGACACAAATTAAAAAAGATACGGGTGTTGATGTCGATATCTGGGCCGCAGTAAGTGTAGCAAAAGCATTTGATAAATTAAATATTAAATATGAGCGCACTGAGAAGTCCGGGCAACCAAAGTTTGATAAAAACTTTTTAACAACACATAAACATCCATTAGCAAAAATGGTTGTACAAGCAAGAGAGTTCAATAAAGCACGCACGACATTTATTGACACAATATTAACACACTCTTCGCACAGTAGAATTCACGCCGATATCAATCAAATGCGTGGTGAAACAGGAGGAACAGTCACAGGACGGTTCAGTTATAGTAATCCAAACCTACAACAAATTCCTGCACGTAATAAAGATATCGGGCCGTTGATACGATCAATCTTCGTCCCAGACGAGGGTTGCAAGTGGGGGTCATTTGACTATAGCCAACAGGAACCGAGAGTTCTTGTCCACTTCGCCGCGCTTACCGGCGGTGGCTTGAAAGGCGCCGACGAGGTCATCGAGTCTTATAAGACAGAAGATCCCGACTTTCATCAAGCTGTCGCCGATATGGCCGGCATTGACCGGCGTACAGCCAAGACAATCAATCTTGGTATGATGTACGGTATGGGTAAAGGTAAACTATCTAGCGAGTTAGGTTTAGATAGAGACGAGACCGAAGATTTATTCGCTAAGTTTCATGCGAACGTTCCCTTTGTAAAACAGCTCATGGAACAAGCAACACGCAAAGCTGATAATGTTGGTTTCTTACGCACACTGCTAGGCCGTAAGTGTCGTTTTGATTTATGGGAGCCAAGAGCATTTGGTATACATAAAGCATTGCCACTGTGGGAAGCAGAAAAAGAATATGGACGTGATCTAAAGAGAGCATGGACATACAAAGCATTGAACAGATTGATACAAGGATCATCGGCTGATATGACAAAGAAGGCGATGGTTGATCTATATGAAGAGGGCATTGTTTCTCACATACAGGTACACGATGAATTAAACTGTTCTATTGAGAACCCGGAACAAGCAACACGGATCAAAGAAGTTATGGAGAATACCGTAGAACTTAAAGTACCTTTGAAAGTTGATGCAGAGATAGGACCCTCATGGGGAGAGATAAACAAAAAGTAGGCGACGTAAACGAACTAAAAGCGACGATTAAATTTTTAAAAGAAGGTTACTGGGTGTTCCGTAATGTGTCACCTAAAGGTCCAATTGACATGGTAATAGTCAATGAAAAGACAGGAGAGGTAAGATTAATCGATGTAAAAACGACCAATTACCGTCAATCTTGGAAACCGGGGACAAAAATACATCGACAACGGACCCCGGAGCAGATAAAATTAAAGGTCGAATACGTATTTATGGAGAAGGACGACGATGTTTAAAGAGTTATGCGCGACATTATTTTTATTATGTAATCCATTACTGAATGGTTTTACATTTAACTATGATGGTAACCCGCAAGATCAGTTTGTGCAAGGTATAGCCGAGTGTACTGTACTCAATAACGCGGTTATTGAACCACGGTACAGGGTTGTAGTAGCGATTAGTGTAGCACAAGCCATACTAGAATCCGATTGGGGACGCTCTCGTTTTGCAATAGAGGGTAATAACTACTATGGAATCATCGAAACAGACAGCACACAGCCTCATATGAAGTCAAAAAACAGTAATGTACTACTAAAAAAGTACCCAAACAGATGTGAGAGTGTTGCTGATTACATTGCCTTACTCAATGCATCTAGTGCCTTTGTTGAGTACAGAGATTTACGTTTACAACAATATATAACTGATAATGTAGATGTTTTTCTTATTATTGAAACCTTAGAAAACTACGCGATTGACCCGGAGTATACAAAAAAACTACTTACTGTTACTCTTGGTTTGTTTCAAAAATACCCAGAAATATTTAAATCAAAACAAATTTGGGAATACTATAATAATAACAAAGCTACCTAATTTCCTTGACAATCTGCCAAAATCCCATATGTATGGGCTTGTATGAATAAACATACCACATTTATAGGAGAAAGAAATGACCGACATTAAGAAGTATAAATCTGTCGCGATCAGCATTGACACTTATAAACGAGCCAAGCCTATAGCGGAACAAAACTATATGTCCATGGCTTCTTTTATACGTTATTTAGTTGATAAAGAACAAGATAGACCAACACTAAAAAACGGAGATGATAAAGATGTCAGACACTAATGATAGAAGAATCAAGGCAGCGCTGTATACAGCCGTTTTGAATAAATTAAGTGGAGAGTTATCCGAACTTGAAGCTAAAGAAGTGCTTTTGACAAATGCACCGGCATACATTACGAGTAAAGATCATGATCATGCAGATCATATTGAAGAGTTAAAGAACATTATATTGGAGAAAGTACACATTAAAGATGCTGTCAAAGATATAAAATCAGTTTACTTTGCAGAGCAGATCGCGAAAGCTAATGAAAAAACAACGAATAGTTAGTGCAGTAAGACGAGTACAAGATAAAGTGATTGTGTCCTACACAGACGGGACCACGAAAGAATTTACTGTGAATGAATGGTTATATTCTTACGGCGAAGGTCGCCGTTTGTGGGAGCAACACGAAAGAGAATTTAAAAACCCGGAAAACTTTGATGGCTGAAGAAACAAAATACGATAAACAAGCAAAACACTTACGCTACCGATTTGATAGAGAAAGTGTAAAAAAAATGGGTTGGGAAAAAATTGACCGTAAAGAAAAAGATTACTGGAGGGGTCGTGTACAACAATGGAACCAAGATAGATCTACGCTGAACACGCAATACAATCCTCGTCCTCATCGTAGTTCGTCACATACTGAACGGTAGGCTTTACAGGTTCTTCCGCGCATTCACATAATTTTTTTGATTCTAATTCTTCTATTCTGCCTTGTAAGTACACAATAACATCCTTTAATTCTTCTACCGTCATATAATCTCCTTTGTTTTGGGGGTAAGCTTCTAGCTATACACCTAAATACAATATGGGATCAAGTTATTTTTCAGATATTTTTTCACCAATTGCATAAACCATCACTGCAATAAGCAACAATATAATAATTATCGCAACTAGTCCTGTAAGTATGAGAATTTTCATTTCTTTTTCTTCTTTCGTTTTGTAAATAGCTTCATCCAATCAAGTCTCGGGCCAAAGTATATATTTTTTACTTTGTTACCAAGGTAGTCGTACCCCCAATACCACTGCCAGACGTATTTAGCCAATGCCTGCCATCTCCGCACTCATTGCTTCGGCTCTGTTGGGTGTTTGTTTTGCCCAACGTGAGTCCAACATTTCCATCGCCGCGGTAGCATATTCGGGTGGATCTTGTTCTAAGGCTTTCCACATGTTCTTAAATTTACTGACCCCTGTTTCTCCTAGCTGAAATACCATTTCTACGATGATTTCTTTTGCTAGGTCATCTATATCGGGACAGTTGCTACAAAGCCTCTCAGCGCCATTTATGGCGTTTTGTAGATCAGCTTCAAGGATATCCATAAGAAACTTCTCTTCATACTCCTTATCATCTTCCCAAAACTCCTCGACGCATAAATGCCCGACGCCCACGGTTCTCTTACCTAGGGTATCGAGATATACTTTGTTTCTGTAGCCTTCGTGTTTTTTTACGGAAGCTAGTAATCTATCCATGTTCATGTTATTTTTTCCTTTTTCTTTTTGGGTTAAATTTTCTCTGCATCTTTTTTAAAATATTAGCATAAAATCTTTTACCTTGACCCGCAGGTGTTTCATCGTAATCATTGCTTTTATTAAAATGTAAACCATTTTTTTTCATGGTAACTTTAACTATATTACCTCCTGTTTTCATACATTCTCCTTTTCTTGGTAATCTCCTTTGAGATACGTTATTGTTTGCACCCACCCTGTTGGTATGGTGATGTGACGTCCGCCCTCTTTGTCGTCGTCAAATTCTGAATAGTCTGCCATGATAATTATTTTTGTCTCGTCTTTATACATCAACCACCCGGTAGAATGGCACATAGCTAGTTGTTCTTTTTGTATATCCTCGATTGAATGCCACCCGGTTTGCCCGTCTTTGGCATCGAGCCACGTAACAAGGACCAAGGGTTTATTCATTGTGATTCAATCCACTTTCGTGCTTGGTCAAAAGGCTTTGCTAGTTTCTTTTGTTGTTTCATAACATGTTTCCACATACACTTAGCACAAGAGTAAAACATATCATGTTCTACAATTACAGCTTTCTCCTTTTTACAGGTGTCACACAGTTTTTCTTTTTTCATATGTGATACACCACCTCATCGTCTCCGAGTTCTCTCATCTTCACTTTATAGGCCTTTAAAAAGTCTTTTAAGGGCATATCAGAGTTCTCTAAGTGTGCTAGGTGTAGGTTCTTATCGTAGCTATAGATAACAAATGCTTTCTCATAGCAGTTATCTAAAAAACTATCTTCTCTGTTTTCTTGTTCTTCCATGACCCAATCTTTAAATGCACTCATTCTTTCTCCTAGTTATTCTGTTCGTGTACGGCATTAGCACCGATGTTGTGAAAAATTTCTGAACGAAACTCTTCTACCTCTCTTCGTAGATCTTTATCATCTACCTCTAATATATCTACTAGCCTATTTGCTATGTAAAATATATCTACTCTGTTATCTGGTAAGTTATCTTCCATGTTATTCCTTTCTAGGTTTCTAAATACAGCGGAGTATATTCCCCCATATAAGAACCGGCAATATTAAAGTCAAAGTATTCGACTGCTTCCTCATAAGACATCTCACTACGCCCCATGAGTAATTCTAAAATTAGTTCCGTGTCGTAAACGACGCGCGTTCTTTCTCCGTCCCATACTACTCCCGCTATGGCTTCGTCGAAACCATCGGCAAATAAGATATTCGGCTCGTCTTCCCCGTAGAGATCTTGTATGTCTGCTCTGTTCATAGTCCTTTGATATCATGTTTTTGGACCTCGGACAATGGACAAAATGTCTCACTCTTTTTCCTTCCATTTCTCTATTATCTGCTCATCAGTGGAGTCATCAATATAATAGGTGTAACCGTTGAGATTGATATACAAAGCGTTATCATCGACCACGTCGATTCGCATTCTACCAATACCTATTTCTGTTCTTTCCATTATTCAAACCTCCCGTATCTTCTTATGAGTATATTTCTTAACCGTTCCCAAATCATGCGGTCTAGAACTTGTTGCCCGGAACTTGGTTCGCGCCTAGCAAGTTTGTCGTATTTCATCTTTAGTTTGATGATCTTGGTCTCTAGTGTCATTTTGAATCTCCTGTGTAGCTATCAAGATGAGTAAAGCCAAACCAATCTTGAAACTCTTGTAAGGTCCAAGATTTCATCAGCTTCTTAATATCATCATCAGATAGATTGTTTCCATTTTTATCTGTAAAACCCTCAAGATCATAATTAAATGCTGTAGCATAGTCTAAGAAATCATCTTTGGTGTATTGTTTCATAGTAGTCCTTTCTTTCTTAGTGAGTAGGGGGATTCTTTGACTACCCCCAACCTTTTCCCGACAAGTCAATCTGATATGGATTAACCAGTACTTCAGTACCAACCCCCACACTCTCAGTCATTCGACCATACTTTGTGAGAACTGTGCCTTACTACCTTGTTACAGTTGTTCAGCCATACTCCGAGAATGTTGCAACATCCTCATTTAATTATATTAATAAACTAATACATGGGATAATAAAGAACTAAATAAGATTAAATGTTAAAAGTTGTGGATAACTTTCACTCTGTATAGTAATTTTATTTTAAAATAAAAAAAAATAATTTTTATTTTTACAAATATGACGTAACCACGTAACCATAGCAATAATTCATTGAAATATAACAATAATATCGTTACTTTGACCACGTAACCTATACGTAACCAAACGTAACTCTCACCATATGTCTTTTTTGAATGCAATTTAATATTTAATATTATAATATTGAATGAAATAATACTATACAGAAATGATAAAGTGTATTAAAATGAAAAAATGCCTAAGACTAGAAATGGTGAGCTAACACCTAAACAAAGAGCCTTTGTAGAAATATTTGTCAAAGAAAACGGAAGACTTACACAGACAGAATGTGCAAGACAGGCGGGTTATTCAGAGAAATCTGCTGTCACACAGGCTTGTAATCTAAGAAATCCCAAGTATTTCCCTAAAGTTGTAGAAGCTATAGAAAATCTACAGCGTGAATATGCAGAAGCTAGTAAGTTAGATTTTGTAAAACACTCTAGAGAATTGTCACGGTTGCGTGATATCGCTGTAACTAATGGACAAATGGGGCCTGCAATAAATGCCGAATATCGTCGCGGTCAACTTGCGGGTTTTTATATTGATCGTAAAGAAGTTGTGACAGCCTCACTTGATAACATGACTAGACCAGAACTTGAAGCTAAACTCAAAGAGATTAGAGATCATAATGTTATCAACGGTGAAGCTATCGGTGTAGAGATCAAAGAGATCAAAGAGATAGAAGAAGCAGAATAACTAAAATAGCTAACCATAAAAAAACTTTAAAAAAAATAAAAACAAACATTTTACCACCGTATACTGTTTGGTGCTTGATAATTCTTTGTAGCTCTTGATCTGCAACTATCACTACAATATCTCTCAAACTTGCCCATAGCTTTTTCTTTATTACAAGCAAAGCATTTTCTCTTAACTAAATCTTGCTTTTCTTCTTTTGGTTTACTTGTATTATAGTAATCTGGTAATTCAAAATCATTGTCCACGAAACCCCCTCAGTAATAATTCTTTTAATTTTCTTTCCCACATAGACTTATAAACTTCATCGTTTGTAATGCTGTTATACATAGTCCATAGTCTCTCAACTCTCCACCAATATAATTCTTCTAGTGTCATTTTATCTCCTCTATATCTGTAATATCATTTGTACCGTGATTACCTATTTCCCAATTATCATAACCTGTTTCTGATATTTCTTCATAGGCTTTTGCCTCTGCTTGCCCCTCATCTTCTGCTTCAATTATTTTTTCCCATGTGCATTCTTCCCAAACAGTAACTCTAAATTTCTTCATAGGTTTCCTTTCTTTTAATTTTAATAATCTTTTATATTCTTTTTGATCTTCTTTAGACCACCAATCAGCTATATCAACAGATGTAGCATTTTGACCATTGTGATATTTACTTTCAATATCTTTTAACTTTTTATCTATCTCTTCAATTTTCATTTTCTTCCTTTCTAAAAATTAACTTTGTAAAGAATGGTTTCTCCATTGTCAATTTTCTTTTTTAATTGTTGTGCATATTCATAATAATAATCTGCTTCTTGTTGCTTATCAAAAAATTCTAGTTCTGTTGCTTTATCGTAAGCGTGACGATATTCTTTGTATAAGTCTAATTCTTCTACATATGAATTAATTACTTCTGATCTATTCATAGTTTTCCTTTCTTTTTTATTTTTTATCATTTTGTTATTGACATGTCAATTTATATTATTTAATGGGATAAGTAGATAAAGAAAGCAGGGATTTTCGAAAAAACAAAGATAGACTGTTTTATCCGTTTGACTAGCTTTATCTTGTCTATCAACAAGAGTAGTCGTATTGCAACTACTATAAAAACGGCAAGTCGACAAATTGTACAGGCGACGGAGTTATTCGGATAAGTCCTGTACTAAATAACTGTCAACGTGACATAATGTCGCAAGAGAAAGGGATAGAATGAAAAGAAAAAAATGGACAGAAAATGAAACAGAATTAGCAAGACAATTATTAAAAAAACATTCTTACGCAACCGTTGGGAAAATGTTGCATAGATCAAAAAATTCTGTGATAGGACAATTTTACCGTGAGAAAGTTATGAACGGATATACACCCGACCCATTCTCAAAGTATACGAGAAAAAAAGAAAGAGCAATATTATGAATAATACAATAAAAGATTTAAAATTAAATGTTATAGCCTCTTTTAACAATCATGATCAAGATTGGTTTGATTGTTCCCTTCCAAAAGAAAGTCTACGAAATGAAAAAACATTAATTAATTTTTTAAAAAAATTGTTAGATTATCCTGTTGATGATTTATATAAAATATCTCTTTGTTGGTCTTGTGATAAAGACACCGTGAATAAATACAAAACAATAAAAGAGAGCATTGATAAAAATGCAAAATACTTTTTTGAAAATGGGTGTTTAATAAAATGACTATAACTAGAGTATACCGTGACCGTGATAATAATATCAAAGTAGAAAAGTTTAGTTTTGATGAAGTAAAAAAAGACTTGACTAAATTCTTCTCCCATGATAATAGGATAAATAAGTATCAGTTGAAGGAAGAAAAATACAGGAAGAAAGCTGAATAATACTGGGCTACTAAGCCGTTTCCACAGCAAAACTGATACTTACCAAAATTAGAAAGGATAACAATGAAACTAAAAGATTTATTAGAGATACAAAAAATAGTTGAGGATAGGGCTATCCCTTACGACGTTTTAGAATTTGACACCGTTCATTTTTCAAAATCAAAAGGTTATAATGTTAAAATTTTAGATTTACATTTAACCCACGCAATCAGAATATTAAATAATTATTTAGATGATGATCAATATTCAAGAAAATATTCAGACCGTCAAGATATCAATGATAGTCTAAGAGGTATTAGGGATAGAGTTGAAGATATAAGCGAGGTTGTAAACAAATGAGTAAATTATCTCCCGACGCTGTATTTCAAACAGCAGACGAAATATTTTTTCTTTTTATGGAATATTTAAACGGTTTCGAAAGAGATAAATTTTTTATTGACGACGACAAAAACAAAGGAACTATGAATACAGAAAAAGGTCAAGACCTTTTTAATGGCATTGAAAAAATATTAGAGGAATTATGACCGTTAAGAAATTTTGTTTAATAGTTTTAGTAATTAATATTTGTTTTTTATTTACTCCCATGTTAATAGGATATTTATGATTAGTAATTATCCATTTGGCAAAGATACTAAAAGCCCCGATTACTATTATACGCAAAATGTTTATAGTGATCGTGGCAAAGGTATTACAGGTAAAATGAAAAAGAGAAAGAATAAAAATGTTAGAATTCGTAAAATCAAAAAAATTACTTAATATCGATAACAACGCAAAAACTGTAAAAGGTCAAAAATACGGTTTTATCACGGCTATATTATACTTAGCCCCTTCAACTCAATCTGGTTTTAATGTTTGTTCTATGGCTAGTGAAGGTTGCAAAAAGGCGTGTTTGTATACGGCGGGTCATGGTGCTTTTAATAGTGTTAAACAAGGTCGTATCAATAAAACTAGGTGGTATATACAAGAAAGAAAAACCTTTTTAGATCAATTAAGAAAAGAAATAGACGCATTTATTGTAAAAGCTAAAGCAAAAAATTTAACACCGTGTATCAGATTAAATGGAACTTCCGATATATCATGGGAAAATACAGGTTTAATTGAGGAATATAAAAGTATTCAATGGTATGACTACACAAAGATTTATAAAAGGGCGTTAAAATTTGTTAATGGTCAACTTCCTAGAAATTATCATCTTACATATAGTTTAAATGAAGATAATAAAAAACAAGCTTTTGATATTCTAAAAAAAGGTGGCAATATATCAGCAGTATTTAGAAAAGATTTGCCTAGAAAATTTAACGGTTACAAAGTTATTAATGCAGATCAAAATGATCTTAGATTTTTAGACGGTCACAATATTATAGCGGGTTTGGTTGCTAAAGGTAAAGCTAAAAATGATTATTCGGGGTTTGTGCTTGATGTCTGAACTAGTTATACAAACGGCTATAAATAACGGCGACTTACCAAAAAAAGGTTTTACGGTTGAAAGCTAAAAATAATTATTTCCTTTAATATCAATCGTAAAAATAGCCCCGAATTCGTCGGGGCTATATTAATTTAACGCTTGCATTATCCTATAAAATCCTATAAAGATATTTTCATGGTCACAGAAAGAAGTAATTTTATGAAAGAAGTAAAAAATTATGAGTGGTCAAGCCTTTTAGATTTAACAGGAAAAGGGCTTAACCAATTTAACGCTGTTGATCAAAATTTAAATTGTTCTCAACTTATGAACAATGCCAATTTAGATTGGAATGTTGAAATGAAACCCGTATTATTTGCTAAAGGTGGAAATACTATTGCTAATGAATTAGTAAAAAGTGATAAGTTTTTTTCTTTAGTAAAAGATGATCAAGAAGTTTTAGTGTCTGGTTTAACAGATAGCTATCACCCTATGCAAAATGATCAGATCGCTAGAATTGGCGATCATGTTGCTAGAAATACAGGTATCAAATTTGAACATGCTTTTAGCTACGATAGAGATAAATATGTCACTTTCTTAGCAAAAACAAACGGTCAGTTTAATATTGGCGATGATGTTGTAAAGTCTTATATAATGTTTAATAACTTTCATACAGGGCGTGACAAGTCATCTATTTTGACAACTAATATTTCTGTGTGGTGTTCTAATACTTTTATGAATGCTTTAAAAGATAACAGCCAATTTAAAATAGGAATTAGCCATAGAATAGAATTTTCAACTGAATTTGAAAACTTGGTAAAATCCAAAATTGATACGGCTCTTAAAAGCAATCAAGAATATTCAGAACAAGCAAAAACCCTTGACAATAAACAGATAAAAGAAAGCGATTTATTGAAATATTTTATTCTTGTTTATAATCCAAAACTATTGGGTGACTTTCAAAAATCATCAATGGAATATAATTCATTGAATGATCTAGAAGGCTCAAACATTACCAATATTAAAAGATGTTATGGGGTTTTTCACGATACTATAGAAACTAATGGTAAAACTTTTAAGTTACAAAATACAGGCAATCACGCAAGAAAAGACACTTATTGGAAAGCGTTTAATTGTGTAACTTATAATGAAGATCATTTAAGGGGCGGTGTTGATCAAGTGTCAAGCCGTTTAAAAAATAACTTTTTCACTAATGGAAAAGGTAATATTAAAACTAATGCTATGAATACAGCCTTAGAACTAGCCGTATAAAATAAGTTTATCACGGTTTAATTAATAACCCTTGTTATAATGTGACCTTATAACAGGGGTTTTTTTACGCTTGAGAAAATCCTATATTTTGATATAAACATATTAAGAAAGGATAATAATAATATGAAAAATACTATTGATACTTATTATTTTAGAAATTGGTTTCTAAATTCTCAATATAAGAATAATTTTTCTATTGAAGGGCTTTCAAGTCTATATGATTATTTGGTAGACTTAGAAGAAGATCAAGGCACAGAATTTAATTTTGATCCCGTCGCTTTTGCTTGCGAATATTCAGAATATGAAAACCTTCAAGAAATAATAGAAAATTATAACTCTATTGAAACTATTCAAGATTTAGAAAACAACACTTCTATAATTCCCGTCGTTGGAACTGAAAGATTAATAATACAAAACTTCTAATTAATCTTTTTACAATCTACAAAAGCCCGCTATAATTAGCGGGTTTTTTTATGTCTACAAAACCCGAAACGCTTTTCTATAAACAGATATTTAGAGAATTAAAACAGGTATTCTGGTCAAGAATTGAAAACAGACACGGCGGGGGAATACCCGATTTATACGGCGTTTATAATGGTTTTTCTTTCTGGTTAGAGTGTAAAACAATAATAAAACAAAATAGAATTAATATTAGCCCCTTACAAATATCTTGGAATTATAAGAACTTTTCAAATAATCCTAATAACTTTTATATTGTCCAAGCACCGCGACGCAAGATCATAAAACTATACGACGGTGACAAAGGGCGGGAACTCTTAAAAAATGGTTTTGATTATCCATGTTCCTTAGAATTTGAACCGCGATCATATCATCTATTATTAGATTTTTTAACCGCGAAGAAATAACCGCGATCATAGATCAATCAAAATGTCAATGTGACAAATTGTCGCACCCCTTCGGGGTACTACTGGTGGTATGTCCATGATCCGTTGACCTACTACATCTAGTATGTGACAATATGTCGCACCCCCTTCGGGGGATCTATATCTTGTGTCAATGTGACATAACGTCGCAGCCCCCTTCGGGGGCATACTACATCTTGTGCCACGCTCCGCGTTCCACGTACCACATATTGTGTCAATGTGACCAATTGTCGCAGCCCCCCTTCGGGGGGTACTAGGTCTGGTATAAATAAAGTTATCCACAGTTAATTATAAGTTACGATAATTATATAGTTTACGCATCTTATATTATCCTATAAAGATAGGATATGAAAAACAGAAAGGATAATATGACCGTGAAACAAATGATTAAAAAAGCTGACATGGTTTTTGCTTGGGTAATGATTAGCGAAGAAGATGGCGCATATATTCAAGTTACTAAATCTAATTTGCTTCTTGTCTTAAATAAGTATGACTATGATTCTTCTAAATTTTATTGGCAAGATAAGGATCTCTATATAAACTAAGTCAATGTGACATAGTGTCGCACCCCCTTCGGGGGGTGTTTTTTTTGGTCTGGACATACTACATCTTGTGGCCCGCTTCGCGGTCCGTGTACCATATCTAGTGGCTGTGGATAACTCGCCCCCCTTCGGGGGGTACTATATCTAGTAGATAGGATCTTGGTGCATACTACATATGGTATGGCAAAAGGTCGCACCCCCTTCGGGGGCCCCCCTAAATAGTATAATGGGACTCCTACATAGTTGCGCGTAACACTAATCCAGACATACCCACACCCCTAAATCTGTACGAATGAAAATATTGATTATCCCATAAAAATATTATATAAAATTTTTCATAATGGTTTCTCAAACTGAAGTTCAACTTCAAGAACAACTAATTCAAGAACATTTAAAAAAGCTAGATGCTGCTGAAAAAGGCTTCATACCTTTTGTCAGACATGTTTGGCCAGACTTTGTCTCCGGTTATCATCACAAAAAAATTGCAAAAAAATTTGAGGACATACGGGATGGTAAAATCAAGCGTTTGATTGTCAATATGCCACCTAGACATACAAAGTCAGAGTTTGCTTCTTTCTTATTTCCATCTTGGTTAGTTGGCAATAAACCTACACTCAAGATAATTCAAACCACACACAATACAGAACTTGCCGTAAGGTTTGGACGTAAGATGAAGAACCTTATTGACAGTCAAGTCTACCAGCAAGTCTTTGACCAAGTTTCGATATCCGCGGACAGTAAAGCGGCAGGCCGTTGGGAAACAAACAAAGGCGGCGAGTATTTTGCAGCGGGCGTTGGTTCAAGTATCACGGGCCGTGGTGCAGACTTATTGATCATTGATGACCCGCACTCCGAGCAAGACGCCCTATCCGAAACAGCTTTTGACAGTGCGTATGAATGGTATACCTCTGGACCTAGACAACGTCTACAGCCGGGCGGTGCTATCGTTATTGTTATGACCCGGTGGTCCGTGAAAGATTTGACAGGCAGATTGATTGACGCTCAAGCAAAAGAACCCAAGGCAGACCAGTGGGAGCTTATTGAGTTCCCGGCGATATTACCAAGTAATAAACCTATTTGGCCAGAGTACTGGGACATTGATTCATTGACCGCGACCCGTGCTTCCTTAACAGAACAAAAGTGGCAAGCCCAGTGGCAGCAAAATCCTACCGCCGAAGAGGGCTCTATATTGAAACGTGAGTGGTGGCAAATATGGGAAGAAGATGAAGTACCGGACTTGATTCATGTCATCCAAAGTTATGATACAGCGTTCAGTAAAAAAGAAACAGCGGACTATAGCGCGATTACTACATGGGGCGTGTTCAGTCACCCAAGTAAGGGAAACCCTCAAATAATACTTTTAGATGCAGAAAAAGGAAGATGGGAGTTTACAGAGCTCAAAAAAATTGCTATGGATAAATATAAATACTGGGAACCGGAAACAGTTATTGTAGAAGCAAAAGCTTCTGGACTTCCGTTGACAGATGAGTTAAGATCAGCAGGTATACCTGTTGTAAACTTTACACCAAGTCGAGGGAACGATAAACATGTTCGGGTAAACTCAGTAGCCCCTATGTTTGAATCGGGCCAAGTATGGTGTCCGGATGAACGATGGGCACAGGACGTTATAGAGGAGTGTGCAGCTTTTCCTTTTGGCGACCATGACGATTATGTTGACTCAACAACACAAGCGCTCATGCGATACCGTCAAGGCAACTTTGTCAAACTCCCCGATGACTACTACGATGAACCACGGATCACGGAACCAAGGGAGTACTACTAATGAATATGATGACGCCGGAAGAATATAAAAAGTGGTATGAAAGTACAACTGATAAACAAAGAATGGAAAGTGATTATAGAATTGCTGAAAAGGAATATAGTCAAGAAAATCCTATTAAACCTAAACTTAAAATTAAACCTAAAAGAGATGTAGTTATTCCCGGTAAAGGTGGTAAAGGAAACTATGCTAAAGGCGGAGAAGTAAAAGGATATATGGGCGGTGGATCTGTCCACAAGAATAAAAATAAAATGCTAACAACCAAAGGTTGGGGAGCATCAAGAAAAACATAATGAGTTACCAGTCGGCCGAAAACGCACACACCTCTGACTGGGTTAGTCGCATGGCGGTGAAAGCCGCCATTGCGATGGAAAAATAAAATGGCAGATACAAAAATGGCACAAGGAGCAGTGGGAGCTAAAATGAAGGAGTTACTTGACGTCCCTTCATTTGCTAAAGGGCTAACGCCTCAAATGTTATTTGATCTAGCAAAATCTAAAAATATTATTACCAAAGAACAAAAAGCAGATTTTAAAAATAGAGTAGGTAAAGATAGAACAGCACTAGCAGAGTTTAATGAGATAGTGACAAAAGCTGATGAACCACGGCTCGCGTACAAAGGACAATCACCATTACAAATAGAATTGTTAAGATCAAGAAACAAATTACCTGCAACAGCATTCAATAAAACAGAAAGAATTACTGATTTAAAAACAGCCAACGAAATTCTTAATGACGCAGTTAAAATGGATGCACCAAAAGAAATAAAAGAACAAACCTTTCTTGATAACATGAGAAAAGCATTTGGCGATTTTGCTGATAACCCTACAATTAAAAAAATTGCTAGAGGTGCTTTGATGATATTAAATGGTATCCCTACCGCTGTTGATTTTATACCAATGAGTTTGTTAGAACAAACACTAGGTACAATGGATGGGTCAAAAGAAATAAAAGCAGCAAAAGGTGGCATAATCAACATTAATGATATAACAAGACCTGTAGGCATGGCAAATGGTGGTAGTCTTGGTGATTCAGTTATGAAGATGGATACTTTAGTAAAAATAATGGAATTAGAAGGAGCGCTTTCTTTAAAGGATAGTGAAAACTTACGAAAGATGAGTCCAACAGCAATAGATCAATTGCATAAACAAACTTTTGGCAAGGGAAAATAAATGGCTATAGAAAAAGTAAACGAAGAGATTAATCTAGAGATAGCTCCAGATTCCGCTCAAGAAATCACCGCACCAATGATGGAAGGTGATGCAATGATGTTGGAGGACGGTTCAGCAATCGTAAACCCTGTTGAAGATACATCACTAGAAGGAGCATTTAACGCGAACCTAGCAGAACTTATACCGGATGATGAATTAGAATCATTGGCTGGTGGTTTAATTGCTGATTATGAATATGATAAAGATGCAAGAGCAGACTGGCTAAAAACATATACGGACGGATTAGACTTACTAGGATTTAAATACGAAGATAGATCAAAACCCTTTGCTGGTGCAACCGGTGTTACACACCCATTACTAGCAGAGACAGTTACACAGTTTCAAGCGCAAGCTTATAAAGAGTTACTTCCCCCCGAAGGTCCTATCCGCACACAAATAGTGGGCGAGATAACACCAGAGATTGAACAGCAATCACAACGTGTGAAAGAGTTCATGAACTATCAAATTAGTTATGAGATGGAAGAGTACGATCAAGAACTTGATCAAATGCTTTTTCATTTACCACTAGCGGGTAGTGCCTTTAAAAAAGTTTACTACGAAAGTGTAAGAGGTAGAGCCGTATCAAAATTTGTACCAGCAGAAGATGTGGTGATGCCTTATGTATCAACAGACATGGAATCTTGTGAGCGCATTACACATGTTATTAAAACAATGGGCAATGAGTTACGTAAGAAACAAGTAAGCGGTATGTACCGTGATGTTGATGTGATGATGTCACAAGTTGATAACAACGACGCACAAGATAAGTACGATGAATTAGATGGGATTTCTGCGCCGCAAAACGCAGAGGACATAGTACTCTTAGAGTTTCATTGCGATTTGGACATACCCGGTTTCGAAGATAAAGACTCGCAAACAGGAGAACCTACTGGTATTAAATTGCCTTATGTTGTTACTGTTGACGAAGGATCGGGACAAGTTTTGGCCATATACCGAAACTACAGAGAAGATGATCCTCTCCGAAAAAAGATACAATACTTTGTTCACTATAAGTTTCTACCCGGTCTTGGTTTTTATGGCTTTGGCCTTATCCACATGCTCGGGGGTCTCTCCAGAACTGCTACATCAGCACTCCGTCAACTCATTGATGCAGGTACGTTGTCCAATCTCCCTGCCGGTTTTAAGGCAAGAGGGTTGCGAGTTCGAGACGATGATCAACCGCTCCAACCCGGAGAGTTCCGGGATGTAGATGCACCGGGAGGCGCGATCCGCGAATCCTTGATGTTGATTCCTTATAAAGAACCAAGTCAAACTCTTTTTGCTTTACTAGGGTTTGTTGTTGATGCAGGTAGACGTTTTGCGTCTATTGCCGATAACAAGATGGGCGAAGGCTCACAAGCAAATCCTGTAGGTACAACAATGGCAATTATGGAACGCGGCACGAAAGTGATGAACGCTATTCATAAACGATTACATTACGCACAAAAAGTTGAATTTAAATTACTATCAAGAGTCTTTGCAGAAAGTTTACCGGCTGAGTACCCTTATGCTGTTCGTGGTGGCAATCGTGTTGTTAAACAACAAGATTTTGATGAACGGGTTGACATACTACCTGTTTCTGATCCGAATATTTTCTCTATGGCTCAGCGCGTTACTTTAGCGCAAACACAAATGCAAATGGCTACATCAAATCCGCAAATGCATAACATGCATGAAGCATACAGACGTATGTATGAAGCACTTGGTGTTAGAGATATTGACATGTTACTTCCTCCTCCTCAACAACCACAACCAGAAGATCCCGGAATGGAAAATGCTAAGTCATTACAGATGATGAAGCTACAAGCATTTCAAGGCCAGAACCATGCAGCGCATATAAATGCACACCAAGCTTTTATGAGTTCGTTTTTAGTAGCAAATAATCCACCTGCAATGGGTGTTTTACAAGCTCACATCTCTGAACACATTTCAATGATGGCTAGAGAAGAAATAACAGCGAAAAATGCTGAAGCGATGCAAGAACAAGCAGCACAATTTGGTGGACAAGTACCACCACAACTTATGCAACAGTTTCAACAACAAAATGAGAACGAGATTGCAGAGAGAATTGTACAAATGACAGAAGAATTAGTGGCGGAAGAGCAAGAATACCTTGGTAAAAAAGATTCTGATCCACTTATTGACCTAAAACAACAAGAATTAATGCTTCGTGCACAAGAAATACAGCAAAATAAAGAAAATGCTGATAAAAAACTTGAGTTAGACGTAGAAAAACTTAACTTTGAAGGTCAAAAACTTGCACAAAAGGATGAAATGGACAAAGAAAAGCTACAAAGTCAAGAAGATCAAGCAGATCTTAGAGCAGAAGTAACTTTAGCAGGTCAAAGGAGGCAAAAAGATGGCGCTAGATCCTAGAATAGCTAAATTATTAGCTAAAAAATATAAGAAAAAGTTTGGTACTAAAGTAGGTGATACTTCTCAAATGAGAAAAGCTCTTGGAAGTGCTAAAATATCTACATATGCAAAGGATGGGGGCTACATTGCTAAAAAAAGGAAAAAAACTGTTAAAAAAAGAAAAAAGTAAAAAGATTTTAGATGAAGTGTTTGCTTTTGCGGATCAACATCCACAAGACCCAATGGCACTAAGTGCATCATTGTTAGTTGTAGCTAAGACAATTTATCTAGATATATTGGGGCCAGAACAAACCTCAGAAATGTTTTATGCATTTGCACAAGATTTAGAGAATCACGAATATGAAAAGGCGACAATCCATTAATGGCTCTTTGTAGACATTGTGAACATGAATGTCACCATGGTAATGGCGGTAAATGTCATTGTGGTTGCTTAAATTGTGAACATGATGTAAAAGATGCATTACAAAAACTTGAGGAAGTTTTAGATCCAATAAAGGTTGTCGAGTTCGATCCGGACTTTGACTTGACCGAACATTAGGAGGTAAAATGAATTTACTGAAAGACTTATGGGCACATTTAAAAGAATGGTCCGATTGGAAAATGAAGGACTGGATAAAGGCGGGTATCGTAGCAGTTATTGTACTCATCATTCTAAGTCAATTAGGAGGAGGAGCCTAGACCATGGTCTGGCAACTCTTAGCTAAACCTTTACTTGGCGTCGTCGCTGACGGCGTCAAAGGTTTCGTTGAAACTAAAAAGGCAAAAGCAGAATTAAAAGTTACGGAAGTTCGCGCAGCTACTAAATTGAAACAAGATCAAATTGCCGGCAAAGTAGCATGGGAACAATCAGCAGTAGATCAAATGAAGGGAAGTTGGAAAGACGAACTAATTTTAATTTGTCTTCTCGCTCCAGCGACACTAGTCTTCTTTCCCGGAATGACAGAGCATATTGAGAAAGGTTTTATTGCCTTGCAATCTCTCCCAGATTATTATAAACATCTATTATATATTGCCTGCTCAGCAAGTTTCGGCATTAAGGGCGCGAAAGGAGCTGTAGGTTTATTTAAGAAAAAATAACTTATGGATGCAATTTATTTAGCTGAAAAGCTATATAGAGTAATTAGGACTAGACAAACCCAACTAACTGAGATAATTATCAACAATCAAGTAAAAGATTGGAATGATTATCAAAATCATTTAGGTCAACTTGATACTTTAAACTATATCGAACAGGAACTCTCGGACCTGCTAAAGAAACAGGAGCAAAATGACTAACTTAATTTTACCAACACACGTTGCAGAAGCGCGTGCTAAACAAGTAAAAAAAGAAAAAAAGAAAAAAGAAGAATCTAAACTACCAGAACCAACAGGTTGGAGGATTTTAATTTTACCTCATAGAGGTAAAGGCAAAACCAAAGGTGGTATTATCTTGTCTGATAAAACAGTACAAGAAACACAAATTGCAGCTAATGTTGGACTTGTACTAAAGGTAGGACCAGATGCATATAACGATGAAAGTCGTTTTCCAAATGGTGCATGGTGCAAGAAAAACGATTGGGTAATATTTGCCAAATACGCAGGTTCACGTCTTAACATTGAAGGCGGCGAACTACGCTTACTAAATGATGATGAAATTCTTGGAGTTGTAGAAGACCCCGAAAGTATCTTATCGCCAGTAACACATTAACATGGAGAGGAACCCATGCCCGAAGCACAAGAAGCATTGAAAGAGGACAACATAATGGTTGATCTAGATACGTCTGGAAATTCTGTTGATGTTGAACTCAAAGATGCAAAACAAGAAGAAGTAAAAGCAGAACCGGAAGTTGAAGTAAAAGCAGAACCGGTTAAAGAAAAAGATGAACGCGAAGAGTATAGTGACGGTGTCAAAAAACGTATTGACAGACTAACATACAAAATTCGTGAGGCAGAGAGAAGAGAAAAAGAAGCTCTTAGTTTTGCTGAACAAATAAAAAAAGAACGTGATGATTTACAAACAAAGTTTACAAAACTAGATGATGGTTATGTTAATGAGTTTGCTGGTCGTGTAAAATCAGAACTAGAAACAGCTAAAATAGCTTTAAAAGCAGCAGTTGCAAAAGGTGATGTTGATGCACAAGTAGCAGCAAATCAAGCGTTAGCGAAGCTAGCTATTGAGCAAGAGCGTATAAATGCTACGGAAGAGCAAAGAAAATTATACGAAAAATCTCAAGAAAACGCTGGACAGACTATACAACAACCTGTACAAAGTAATGTACAACAACAGCCACCGGCTCAACCGGACCCTAAAGCAGAAGCTTGGGCCGAGAAGAACGAGTGGTTTGGAAAAGATGAAGCCATGACATATGCTTCGTTTGGTATCCACAAAAAGCTTGTGGAGGAAGAAGGATTTAATCCATCTTCTGATGAATACTACGAAGAGATTGACAGAAGGCTCAGACAAGAGTTTCCCCAGAAGTTTAACGATGGGGGAGAAGTCCAAGGAAGCAAACAACCCGTCCAAACAGTTGCTTCTGCTAACAGGACCACACGAACTGGACGCAAAACAGTGAGGCTCACACCATCACAAGTAGCGATTGCTAAAAAATTAGGTGTGCCACTTGAAGAATATGCGAAATACGTGAAGGAGTAGGCATATGAATAAAATTGATGAAAATAAGACTCCACGCGCTGCCTTATCCCGCGAGAAAACGACTCGTAGGAAACCATGGGCACCCCCGTCATCCCTAGACGCACCTCCTGCACCCGATGGGTACAAATATAGGTGGATACGCGCTGAAACTTTAGGGCAATCAGATAATAAAAATTTGAATGCTCGATTAAGAGAAGGTTTTGAACTCGTAAGAGCCGATTCCGACGACGGTCAGTATCCGACAATACAGGAAGGGAAATACCAAGGTGTTATAGGCGTTGGTGGTTTATTACTGGCTAAAATTCCGGTAGAAATCGTGGAAGAGCGAATGGCTTACTTTAAACAGCAAGTTCTGGATAAAGAAGAAGCAGTCGCAAATGATTTACTAAAGGAACAACACCCCAGTATGCCGGTCTCTAAACCAGATAGGCAATCTCGTGTAACCTTCGGTGGCAACAAAAAGAACTAATTTTCTAGCTCTTTTGTCCATCGAACTAAAAAAACTTAACCCTTTAAAAAAAGGATATAACGATGGCAAATAAAGACGCAGCATTCGGGTTTAGACCCGTAAGGCATCTTACAGGCGGTCTTATTAGAACAAACGAATACGCAATTGCGGCGAACTATGGCACTGCGATCTATCATGGTCAAGCAGTGAAAGCTGTTGCAGCAGGAGGAATTGAATCTGCTGACGCGGGCGATGTAGTTTTAGGCATTTTCGGCGGATGTTTCTATACAGACCCAACTACAAGTAAGCCAACTTTTAGTAACTATTATCCAGCAAGCACAAATGCTTCTGATATAGTGGCTTACATATACGACGATCCAAGAATCGTCTTTGAAGTCCAACATGATGGTACTGGCACAGCAGCTATGAACTTTAGTGGTTTTGATTTAGTAGGAACGGGTGGAAGCACTCTTTCTGGAAGATCTTCACAAGAGTTAGATACTTCTACCAGCACAACTTCTGGACAATTTAAACAAGTTGGTATCTCCAAGGATCCAAACAACAGCGATACAAGTTCTGCAAATGCTAACGCATATGTAGTACCTAACGTTGGTGAGCATACTTGGTTACTGACCACTGCAATATAATAGGAGGGTTTAATGCCAATTTCTAGATCACAACTGGTAAAAGAGCTTGAACCGGGCCTAAACGCTTTGTTCGGTTTGGAATATGCCAGATACGAAAACCAGCATGAACAGATTTTCGATACAGAAACTTCTGATCGTGCATTCGAAGAAGAAGTAATGCTATCCGGTTTCGGTACAGCGCAAGTAAAACCAGAAGGCACAGGCGTAAATTACGACGATGCTACTGAGTCTTTCACTGCGAGATACACTCACGAAACTATAGCACTTGCTTTTGCGATTACTGAAGAAGCAGTAGAGGATAACCTTTACGACACAATCAGTTCTCGTTACACAAAAGCACTAGCTCGTTCAATGGCTAACGCTAAACAAGTAAAAGGTGCGAACGTATTAAACAATGCGTTTGATTCATCTTTCACTGGTGGAGACGGCGTAGAATTATGTTCTACTGCTCACCCATCAACTGGCGGTAGCATTTCAAACGAACTAGCAACATCTGCTGACCTAAATGAAACATCTTTAGAGCAAGCACTGATTGACATTGCTGGATTAACTGACGATAGAGGATTAAAAATCGCTCTAAATGGTCAAAAGTTAATCATTCCAGTAAATCTTCAGTTCACTGCTGAAAGATTGATGAAATCTGGTCAAAGAGTTGGTACTGCTGATAATGATATCAATGCTATCGGTAGCATGGGGATGATTCCTCAAGGTTATGTAGTAAATAACTACTTAACTGATACAGATGCATTTTTCATTAAAACTGATGCACCAAACGGATTAAAACACTTCCAAAGAGCGCCAATTTCCACTAAGATGGAAGGCGATTTTGAAACTGGAAACGTTAGATACAAATCTAGAGAAAGATACTCATTCGGGTTCTCTGACTTTAGAGGTATCTTTGGTTCACCGGGAGCATAATTACTCTTAACTTGTGGGGGCTTAGTCCCCCACATTATAAACTAGGATAACTGGTTATACCGACTGCCCTAGCAGACGCTCGTAGAGATGGTATAACTTTACTTACGAGGTAAAAATGGGTACAACAACTTTTTCTGGTCCAATACTAGAAGGAAAAGACGGTGTAAATATTGAAACTAAATCTTCAAATTACACTGTAACAACAGCAGATTCTGGAAAAACTCTTTTAAGTGGAACTGATGGAGTAGTATTTACACTACCAGCTATTGCTGTAGGATATTCTTTTAAATTTGTAAATACAGCACCAGACGGTCAAAACACTTTAACAATTAGTCCAAACGCTTCAGACGGAATCACTTATGCGGGTTCTTCTACTGATGATAAAGACTTAATCAACACAAAAGCAACTTCTAAACAAGGGGACTATGTTGTTATTTCATCGCTTGATGGAGTAGTAGCATGGCAAGTTACTCAAGTTAGAGGTACATTTGCTAAAGAAGCATAATAAATTAAATGTGGAGCTAACGCTCCACATTATTAATTAGGAGATAATATGACTAATGTAAAAGCAAGTGTTGCACTAACATCAGATGGTAGACTGCAAGGCTTTGTGGGTGAAAGCGCTACAAATCTTGGTTCAATAAGAATAAAATCTATTCAATGTCAATCAAGTGCGGCAGACGGTGAAGTAAAAATTTATGATAATACTTCCGCGGCTGGTGATATTAAAATTCATTTAAAATGGGGTACTGCAGCGAATGAACCTCTAGTAATGAGTTTTGAGGGAGATGGCGTAAGATTTGAAACGGCTGCTTTTGTCGATGTGACAAATTGTGACTTTGTAGTAGCATACTATAATTAAAAATGATATCGAGGTCTTCGATGCCACAACAAATATCAAAAGCTGGAAAGAAAGCTTTAAAAAAGCATTCTAAACATCATACAAAAAAACACATGTCTTCTATGAAGAAAACCATGAAAAAAGGTAAAACTTTTAAGCAGGCTCATAACAAGGCAATGAGAAAAGTAGGTAAGTAATGGCAACGTCCGGAACTAACACTTTTAATTTAGATGTGGATCAAGTCATTGAAGAAGCATTTGAAAGATGTGGAATTAATTCTAGATCTGGTTATGATTTAAAAAGCGCAAGACGTTCACTTAATATTATGTTAGCTGAATGGGCTAACAGAGGTATTAATCTTTGGACTGTTGAGCTTAGAACATTAACACTAACAGGTAGCACAACAAGTTACACACTTGATAGTGATTTAGTTGATATACTTGAAGCAGTTTTATTTAAAACATCAGATACTACAACAGACATTGAAGTTGATAGAATAAGCCGTGCTGAATATTTAAATATTTCTACTAAATCTAGTGAAGGTACACCGGTACAATACTTTTTGGAAAGAGGAGCATCTACTCCTACATTGTATCTATATCCAACACCAGATGGTGCACACACTTTCAAATATTATGGTTTAACTAAAATACAGGACGCGGGTGATTATAATGATCAGTTAGAAGTTCCAACTAGATTTTTACCATGCTTAACTTCTGGTTTAGCTTATTATACTTCTGTAAAAAAAGCACCAGAGAGAACACCTTTATTAAAACAATTATACGAAGAAGAGTGGCAACGTGCTTCGGAAGAAGATAGACCACGTTCTAGTTTCTTTGCTACACCAGAGAGAGGGTACATTTAATGGCACATGCTTCTGGTAAATATTCAAAAGCAATATCTGATCGTAGTGGTATGGAGTTTCCTTACAAAGAAATGGTTAAAGAATGGAATGGTTCCATGGTTCATAAATCTGAGTTTGAAGCTAAACATCCACAGCTTGAAAGACAAAGACACGCATCGGATGCACAAAGTGTTAAAGATGGTAGACCAGATAGATTAGAACCTATAACTGTTTTTGTCGGTGGTGCAGGATTTTTTGAATACGAAGACTCTATGCAACCTTCAACAAGTAAAAAACAACCTTTAGTTGTGTCATCTATTGGTATAGTATCAGTGAGCGTATCATAATGACAACAACATATTCAGAACTAGTAACACAAATAAGAGATTACACAGAGGTTAGTAGTAGTGTTTTATCAGACTCTATTGTTAACGATTTTATTCAGCACGCTGAAAATAGAATATTTAGAGATGTAGATTTAGATGTTTTTAAATCACATCAATCTGCAAATTTAACAGCAAGTAATGCTTTTTTATCTTTACCGGGTGGCGCGTCTCCAGATCCAACATCGCTTGGCACCGTAAGGCACATGCAAATATTTTCACCATCTGGAACATCAAGGACTTTTTTAGAACAACGCGATATTAGTTATATGAACGAATATTGGCCAGATCGAACTTCTACAGGAACCCCTAGATATTGGGCATGGTGGGATCATAATACAATTTATGTTGCACCAACGCCCGATGTAGCGTATAACGTGGAGTTAGGAATTACTAGATTACCAACAAGACTGTCTAGTAGTAATGCAACCTCTTGGTTGGGTAATAATGCTCCTGCACTATTACTTTATGGATGTCTTGCAGAAGCCTTCAAATTTTTGAAGGGACCAGCAGAAATGCTGCAATTATACGAACAATCATATCAACGGGCACTTCAAGAACTTGTCATAGAACAACAAGGAAGGCACCGAAGAGATGAATACATGCATGGGGCGTTACGTACTCCTCTGCAATCACAGAACCCATAGGAGGATAAAACATGGCTATAACTCAAGCTGTATGTACAAGCTTCAAACAAGAGCTATTGCAAGGTACGCATGATTTTACAGCGTCAACCGGTGATACTTTTAAAATAGCATTGTACACAAGTTCTGCTTCTTTGGATGCAACTACAACTGCTTTTAGCACAAGTAACGAAGTTTCTGATTCTGGAACATATAGTTCTGGTGGAGGAACTTTAACTAGCGTAACTCCAACAACTTCTGGAACTACGGCTATTTGTGATTTTGCTGACATATCTTTTACATCAGCTACAATCACAGCAAGAGGTGCTTTAATTTACAACAGTTCTGACTCTAATAAAGCAGTTGCTGTTTTAGATTTTGGTGGTGATAAGACATCTACAAGTGGAACCTTTACAATTCAGTTTCCAACGGCTGATGCAAGTAACGCTATATTACGATTGGCATAGGAGAATAAATGGCTTTAGTCATTAATGATCGCGTAAAAGAAACAACTACTACGACAAGCACAGGACCTGTCGCTTTAGCTGGTGCAGTAACTGGTTTTGAAACTTTTGCTGCTGGTGTAGGTAATAGTAATACAACGTATTATTGTATTGCCCATCAAGATCAAGACGAGTTTGAAGTTGGTCTTGGTACACTTAACGGTGATAGTTCTACATTAACTAGGACCACTGTTATATCTAGTTCTAATAGTGATAGTGATGTTAATTTTAGTTCTGGTACAAAAGATGTATTTTGTACAATACCTGCTAGCAAATTAATCTTTGAAGATGCAAGCAATGATGTAACAATAGGTCGTAACTTAACCGTTACAGGTGATTTAACAATTACTGGTGATGATCTCACCATGAATACTAATACAGACACTGCAATCATGGTGGCTGATGGTACAAACTTTAATCCTGTGGTGCCTAGCGGTGATGTAGGACTAACAAACGCAGGTGTATTTAGTATTGCAAGTGGAGTTATTGTTAATGATGATATTAATGCAAGCGCTGCAATAGCAGATTCAAAACTAGCAACAATTTCTACAGCAGGAAAAGTTGATATTGGAGCTTTAGAAATAGATGGTGCTACCGATATCGGGGCAGCATTGGCAGATGCAGACTTATTTGTTGTTGATGATGGTGCGGGTGGTACAAATAGAAAAATGG